CCGGGTACGCGTCCATCCCGTCCGAGGCTAAAGCGGCGCCTAACATCAGGCTTGACTACGTGTGCGCAATCAGGCGCGAGGTTAGAAAGCAGTACGTCTCCGGCGACGGCGACATCTGCACGGACGTGACCCCGTTCCGGCACGGGGTGATGTCGGCGCACGGTGCGCAGATGTTCGACAACCTGATGCACTCTGTGGTTGAGTATTCCGAGCGCCAGGCGAAAGGAGATGTGTCATGACGGGCGTCACGAGGGACTATACGGGCAGGCAGGTCGACCTTGAGTGCCTGCAGACCATAGGCGAGCCGGCTGGCGTGACCGAGCTGTCGCTCACGGCGGTAGACGGCACTTCTCGCCGCGTTACCGGCATGCAGAAGGTCATACAGCGGTACGTGACGCTGCTGCTCACGCCGTCGTCGTCCGTTCCGTTCCCGGATGAGGACGACAATATGCTGCTAGACGCGCTCCGCGCGGGCACTGTGTCGAACATGGGGTATCTTCGGCATCTATTCAACACCGCGAGCGCGGTCGCCCTTGACATTATACGGCGGGACGACTATAATACTCAAATGTTCGGAGACACTGTCGACGACGAGCGCATAACGTCGGTTGAGCTCGACGGCATCACCGTCGACTACGCCACTTCGACACTCGGGCTGTCGCTTGTGTTCCGGACGGCGGCCGGCTCGGACTACGCCTACGTGCTTCCGGTCAGCACAAGCAAGGGATAGGTATAGAGATGACGACAGCAGAACTTACGAAGGATGCCTACAATACGGCCGTCAAGGCCGCGGTCGACACCGTCCGTGCCGAGCACCCAGACCTCGACCTGCGGTCTGGTACGGCTGTCCGCGCGCTTGTAATCGAGCCGGGCGCCCTGCTTGACGCGACACAGCGCGACGTGGTTAACAGGCTCCGCACGGCGATGTCTCTCAGGGCCATGTCGCGCGAGGCGTCAGTGCCGCGCGCCGACGCAGAGGCGGTCCTGTCGAATTTCGGGATTGAGCTTGGGGGCGGTACGAAGGCCACCGGCCTTGTTCGCGTCAACCTCACCGGTACCGCGTCTGTGACCGTGCGCGCCGGCGTAGAGTTCAAGACCGAGGACGGGGTTAAGTTCGTCGCGTCCAAGACAACAGTCGCATCGGTTGATCCGGCAGTCGGCGAGGAGGAGATACGCCCGGCGACTGGCGGCAAGTACTATTTCACGGTACCTGTCGAGGCGGAGGAGGTAGGGTCTGCCGGCAACATACGGCAGGGCCGGTCCCTCGAGTGCTCGATAATCATAGGCAACTACTATTCGTCAGAGGCTTTTTCGGACTTCTCCGGCGGAGAGGACGGAGAGAGCATTGCGTCGGCCGTTGCCCGCATTCCCGCTGCGCTCGCCTACAGGGGCATGACCAACTCGCTGAGCGTGCGGGCGCAGCTGTCGGCGTCGTTGGCCGATCCGTCAGTGCTGCGCGCCGTTTCCTGCGTCGGGCACCGAGAGAGGGCCCAGCTGCGCGACAAGCACAACCCGCTCGGCGTCGCGGTAGGCGGTCGCGTAGACGTGTATGCGCGCCTGTTCGACATTCCGGGCGTAGAGTCGTTTGTCGTAGACGGTACGCTAGTCGAGCACGACAGCACGGCCGGAACAGGCACGTACAGGATTGTGCTTCCTGCATATCCCGGGTTCTACGCCGTACGCTACGTCGGCCCTGCGGAGGACCCCGGGCGCCAGGGCTCGTTCCAGTATGAGCTTGTGCGCGGTATGGTGGCTGGCGCGTCTGAGGAGCATGACTGCGTAAACGCGTGCGAGACGGCGTGGTCCGCGTACCAGGACGGCGTTATCCTCGTCTACGCCGACTATGACGCCAGCTACGGCGCGTCGAGGGCGTTCAAGGTTGATCTTTACTGGACGGACGGCATAAAGGCGCTCCAGGAGCTCGTTGATTCCCCGGAAGTGCGCAATGTCGCGGCAGACTACATCGTCCGCAGCCCTGCGATCTGCCTGGTGAGCATGACAGCACCGCTGCGTCTGAAAGCCGGGTCGTCTGCGACGGAGGAGAGTCTCGAGAAGGCGGTGATGGACTACATCAACAGCAGGAGTTTCACCGGACGCCTTACTCGGTCGGAGCTTGCCAACGTACTCATCCAGCACGGCGCTGAGAGCGTTAACATGGGCGACTCCGGCATGCGGCTCGCCGGCCGCATCTGCGGCGCAGACGGAGTATGGTACTACATTGACGGCGATGCCCTTGACGTGTCGCAGATAGGGCCAGAGCAGGCCATGATCTCGGCCGGGACTGTCGTGTTTGCTGCTGAGCTCGGGGCCATACAGGTCAGCATAGGAACGGGGTCTAGCGCGATATGAGGCACGACACGACAATACCGAACGGTTTTCACGACGGGGCCGTTTCGTCGGTGAAGGGTGCTCTCGGCGCGTTTTGGTCTTCGGTCTTCCGGGACCAGGAGCTCGTCGACGCGCTGCTTGCCGCACGCGTGCTTGCGGCAGGGCAGCTCTATGTCGACGTGATGGAGGCACTCAGCCTGCGCGACCACGCGGGTTCTCCCGTATTCCACCGCGAGCACTGGCATCCGCTTGTCATCAGGCTGTCCCAGCGCAACAAGGCGAGCGTCATGACGGTGGGGATGCCGGACACGCCTGTTGTCGGAGCGCAGCCGTCGAGCGGAAGCGTATATCTGCCGGACGAGGTCTTCGTTGTAGGCGGAAACCCGCTCTACAGTAAGGTCAACACCTATCCGATCGAGAGGCCCGACAGCCGCCCGCTTGTCAAGGTCGCCACGGCGCTGTGCGATTCCATCGCGTCCCCCCGGCACGTGCTGTCGCAGGGCAGGGATTTCTCGATCGAGCGTGGCGTACTTGCAGTGCGTAAAGAGCAGGATCCTTTTGACTCTGACGGGTATCTCGTCCTGGACGACGGCGACGACAAGGTGGCCGTGCTGTGGGCCTGTGACGCCGAACTCGACAACGACAACGTCTCCGACTTCCTCGGCTATCCGCTCGGGCTGTACGCGCCCTCCACCGAGACCGCGTCGGGCGCGCTATCCGCCTTGTGGGACGCGGTAACGCTCGGCCTTACGCCGATTACCCTCAACAAGGTGCTCGGGGCTGTTTTCGACGTTCCGGTAGTCGCCTGCGATACGACCGTAGAGGCCATCACTGACGACGGAGACGACTGCCTTGTCGTCACTGACGACAGGGTATACTGCATCGAGAAGTCGAGGCTGTCCGACAGGGTCAGGGCGAGTGTCGGGGCGACGCTGAAGAAAGGCACGTTTCTTACTGACGAGATCGCCGTGCACTGGGGCGTTTCGGCCACAGACCTCGAGCAGCTCAGGGCTGACGCGCGCCTTGTCCGCGTCTCGCTGCCGCCTGGTAGCGTGGCCGGCGTCGACGAGGCGGTCGTCATAGCGGCCGGAGACCGCGGCAGGGAGAGCGGCGGCTGGTTCAAGCTGAGCGACGGGGACACGGCCGACTCGCCGTTCTGGCGTGCGGTGTTCTCCCGTACAACCGAGCCAGAGCGTAACGCGCTCTACGACAGACTGCGCGGGGACAACGCTACTGTTGACCCGTTGCGCGACATAGGCCCTGTCGTGCTGGCAAACATGATACTCGTCTATACGACGAGGCTCCCGGCGGCCGGTTCGTGTGCCGAGCTGGTTCTGCCGTTCCTCGGCAGGCTTGTGCCTTCGTTCGCGTCTCTTCTCGTCGTACTAGACGTGCAGGCCGACGAGACGGGCGCAGACGCAATGACCATGGCCGACGACGCGACCGCACAGCGCGTGCGGTACAACAGCAGTACGTTTTTCTCATCTACAATGGACGCAGCGGGCGATAGCGTATCGTTTATGTTCGTTCCGTCCACACCAACGGAGGTATGACGATGGACAGCATCAAGTCGCACGGACACGTAGAGGTCGCCGTCGTGGCGCCAGACGGCACGAGGAGCATCGTAGACAGCGGGCACAACACGCTGCTGTACGGCTGCGCAGACGCCGTCGCGCGGCTGTTTGCCGGCGAGGCGTCCTACAGGCCGACTACTATCGGCTTCGTAAAGGCGCACGACTCGGGGCTCGGTGCGGCCTTTGACGTAACTGACGGCCGGAAGACAAAGACGCAGGCCGAGCTTGTCGGCAGCGCGCTGACGGTCGAGGACGTGCCGATCGAGTCCGGCTACAGGTTCGACGCCACGCCCCCGACTTCCGCCGAGATTGCCGCGGATCCCGACGCGACGAGCCATTATAGCGGCAACAAGGTCACTTTCAGGGCGATGACGCAGGACAACACCGGGTCGGCGTACATCTACGGTTTCCTGCTGAAGGACGCGGCTGGACGCGTGCTGGCGGTCAAGAAACTGACGACCGCGGTTCAGCGTACCAGCAGCTACGCCATCGCCGCGGCATGGACTGTTGAGTTCGACTAAGGAGGTGCGCCATGGTGTGGCAGAACGTAAAGACATTCGAGGACGGCGTCGACTCGCTTGACGCCAAGACGCTCAACACCCCCATCGAGCAGCTTGCGGCGCGTACAGAGTACCTGCGGCGGCTTGTGGAGGCCGCGGCCGGCAACTCAAATGTGGCCATCGCGAGTGCCGAGTTGTCGAGGGGCGAGGGAGATTCGTCCCCGCTGCCGGCTCTCGGGCAGCCGGTCTACAGGTATAACGGTAATTCCTATGCCCTGGCGGCAGCGGTAGTCGGTGACGTCAGCACCAGCAAGTGGTTCTGGGCCGACCACCAGGCGATGGCGGTTGGCATCGTCGGCAGCACGCCGGTCGGGTCTACCGCCATGGTTGTCCTCAACGGGTATGTCTCGTTCGGGGATGGCATAGCAGTCGAGGATGTCATAGTCGACGCCAATCCGACGAGCGGGCGGTACTTCTTGGCGCAGCAGGCCGGAAAGCTGACGGCCGCCCCGGTAGGTCCGATCATCTACGTCTGCGACTGCGAGATCAGGGGCGGTAAGATCGTGAGCATGCTCGTGAACCCGCAGTACCGGGACACCGGCGAGTCGCACGTCCACCGCTCGTTTGTGCTCAGCGGGATGTCGATGGGTGGCTACTCGATGAAGGGGACGAGGATCAGCGCGACTAACATCTTCCCGGACAACACGACTGTGGGAAGCACGCTGCCGAACAAGCTGGTTGCGCTCGTCCTCGGCACGTGGAACGGAGCGCAGGGCGTCACGTACACGCTGACGGTGAAGTCGACGATTCAGCCCGGGACTGACGCCAGCTCGTCGGTCTGGTCTGATTGGTCTAAGTACTACATCGAGTGGAGCTCGTCCGATACGGCAGACGGGAGCGGGACCATTGGGCTTTCTGCACTTACTGGCGCCGATACGCACACTGCAATCGCAACTGTCGGAGTCCACGGACTCAAGGTGCAGATCTACCGGCGCACGTCGGGTACTGTCCCGAAGGAGCTCATCGGGGACGTATGGACACTTGCAATGCCGGTGGCTGCCCGGGCGTGGAGGAACACTGACGCCGGTTTCGCCCTCAACCTCAGCGCATATCCGGAGTTGGCGTCGTATATCCCGCCGAGTCCCGTGAATGGGGCTGCACTTGTCGTCGGAGGCGTTGAAGTGCGCGGTGCCGCGTTCGGCCAAGACAAGCAGTGGGAGATTGTCCCGGCCGATATCATCACCGGCGGTCCGTGGCTCCTGTGGTACGGATGCGCCACCGTAGGGGACGGGATAACGCCTACTGCGCCGTTCCTGCATGACAGCACCGCGTCTGTGGTTGCTGCGACTCCTCGTTCGGTCATATTGCACGTCAACCGCATGCGCGTCGGTCCGACCGGCTTTGTCACGTCCCTGCAGGCCGCACCCGGATCCCCGCTGAAGGTCACAAGCGCCCAGACCGGCGCGAACGCAGTCCAAGGCGCGCTGCAGGTCGGCCTCGATATTGACTTCAAGTCGACTAGCGGCGGCGCGGAAGGCAGCGAGGTGGTCAAGAAGATCGTCGGCAGCACGTTCGTCACGGGGCCCGTCGTCGAGAAGATCGTTGCCGGCCCTGGCTTGTCTGCCAATAACCAGCAGGGTATAGTAACGCTTTCGGCGTCCAATGCAGTGTATGCAGGCGATTTCGAGACGATCGCGCTCAAGAACGCGAAACAGGATCTTGCCGGCGGGGTGTTTCCGTATACGAAGCTCCTGCGATGGGCGAGCAGCGGTACGAACGTTGACTCCGGCTTCACGGCCAAGTTCCGCGTTCCGGACCACATTCCGTATAATGCCAACGGGTATTATGTTGTGGTATCGGCGTCTGTGTTCGGGGAGGCGGCCCCTGACCGGGACAGGTCAGCCGCGTTCAGGCTCAGGAGTTATATGCTTGCGGACAGGGCCTGCTCCGATGACGCGCCTGCGTCTGTAGACTTCGACAATAGCATAGACGACGTTGCGACAGAGTACGCTCCGACTGTGTATGTCCCGTTCAAGTTAGGGTATGCGGCGTTTAACCCGTTGCTTCTGCACGGTTTCGGCAAGGCGGCCGGTGCCGGTCCCGGAGATCTTGTTCTTGCGGATATCGCCAACCAGCGTGCGAGCGACAGTGCGCTGTGGCTTGGCACGTCGAGCAGCGTACGGATGAAGGTCTATCCCGGTTACTTCGTCGGGATCTCGATAGAGCGGTGCGGCCTCCCGACAGGCTCGACAGTCAATCCGTACGAGGGCGCAATCGGCTTCTTGAGCCTGCGTTGGAATCTTGTAGCGGCAAAGGAGGCCTGATATGGTGGACACGACGGCTAAAGGAGACAGGACCGAGACGCACGAGGTCACTCGAGGCGACGGCAAGATTGTTGTCGAGATCACGTATACGCCGCGCGGCGCCGGGTGCAACAACCGGCCTACGCCCATGCACCGCCTTGCGATGCGCGTTGTATCGGCCGAAGGCTGCAGTCCGAACGTCTTCGTGTACCAGCGGGCGACAAAGGGGGCTCCCATGGAGGACGGGTCCCCCCGCGACGAGTTTGTATGCGTGGCTGACGAGCTTGACGAAGACGAAATCCCGGTTGACGAGCCGGACATGGAGCGGAACGTGCCGTACTACCGCGTAGGTTCTGTAGAGCTGCTGTTCCGCAATCCGGATCTTATGTACGAGACTGCCCGCGATCTTGTAACGGCCCTGCAGCGTTAACTAGGGATTCGGCCTGTAGTTCCGGTCGATGTGTTGGCAGTCTTCCTTTACGTCGGCGCCCATAAGTACGCCTGCTTTCGCAAAGTGGAGCTGCGTGATCGAGAGCGTCCCGAGCGTTTCGTTTATAAGCTCTACGGCCCAGATCAGGTCTTGCAGCGAGCGCAGGACGCCCGTGTGTATGGCCGACGAGGATGCACTGGGCTCAAGCCAGTTTCCGTTGCCGTCGCGGATTGAGTTCGCCGCCCTGGTCAGCACGGCGTAGGTCTGCCCCGTGCGTACCTGCCATGCTGCGTTTTGGTCGTTGCCTTTGGCCCAGTAGGCGGCTACGTCGAAGTTGTCCTCATACCCCGCTGCTTCTCCCTCCCCGTAGCGGTAGTTTGCGGCGACGACAGACACTGTGCAGTCGTGGTCGCGCTTGTACGAGTCGAGATACGCATTCGTGCCATGCCCTGACACGAAGTACGGGCATGTCCATATCTCGTCGTCACTCGTCCCAGTGTTGAATGCGTTGCTTGCGCTGTCGTTTATGACAAGCCGCCCGTCCCAGTCGAACAGGAAGTCGCCCAAGTCGCCTTTCCTGTATCCGATGTTCGCATACAGCTCGAGTGCGCCCTGCCTGCTGGCGTCGTAGTCCGTGGTGTTGTTGTGCTCCCCGAGTTCGCACGTCTCGTAGTCCTTTGGCTCGAGCACGCCGTATATGTGGAGGCCGCGTCCGGCGTTAACGCGAAGGCCGTCGAGTATTTTCGAGTTCTCGCTATTCGCCGTTCCAGGGCGAGAGATTAGTCCACTCGCGTTCTTGCCGGCATCCAGACTCAAGGTGATGTTTCTGTTGTTGTATGCCCTGGTTTCGCTGTACTGCTTAGTGGTAGCCGGTCCCGGCGAGACGAGCGCCGCGACCTGCTTCTCTTGTGCTTCGCTGAGAATGCCTGCGTCGTTGAACAGGAACTCGGTAAGTGGCAACGCCAGGCTTAGCCCGTCGGTGTGCCACTGAACGCCGGTAGGCCAGATCATGTCGAGGTTCCCGCTCATAGCGCGGCAGGTCGCGTCTGCGTCCGACGCACACGGCTCTGCGCGTGAGCTTGACCATTTCTGCTCTTGGCTCCATCCGTCGTCGTCTACGTAGGCGAAGTATGTCTCCACGGGCGAGACAGGCACCGGGTAGCTTTTCACTGGGGCGGCGAGGACAGGCGACGGGTCTGTTGCCTGGGTTGACTTGTACCGCATAAGCGGCCCACGGCAGAATGAATCGTCGCCGCCGTATGTTCCTCCGTCTGCCCTCCAGTCGCCGTAGCCGCCGCCGTAGAATGCCGGCAGGTTTTCGTCGACCTCCCCGTTTATGAAGAGCATGCCGCCGATTTCGTTGACGTCACCTCCGTTGTCGAAGCCCGGGAAGAGGCCTGTCATGTCTATGACGCCGTCTTCAAACTCGTATTTCGGGCATCCTGACTGCGTGTCTGTCCCGACAGTCCCGTTTATGGTAATCGAGTTGGTGGTATGCCAGTTGCCCGAACTGTCCTGGTACTTTGCGCCCAGGCTGATGTCGGTGTTGGCCAGGCACATGCCCCCTCCGCCTATTGTCGGGATCTTGAACGGCACTGTCTTTATCTCGAGCTGCGGGCGGCAGTCCTGCATTGTAAGCTTGTACGTAATCGAGCCATTGCCGTTCTCGCCGAGCGGAACAGTCTTTTCGGTTATTATCGTTCCGTTGGGTATGAGGCACTCCGGGATGTCTATCGTGATAGTCGGGGTTACTTCGTAGACCCCGTTACAGCAGTCTGCGTCGTCCGGTGTCTTGATCGTGACGGACGCGGTTCCGCCTGGTGTATGTCCCGGTCCGGGGTGTATTGTGACCGTTGCCGGCTTCGCCGTGTCGGTGAAGGTGAAGCAGACGCATTCCTGCGGGGGGACCACAGGCGTGAATGACGGCACCGGAACGTCTAGCGTCAGCGGAGTCGAGCCGGCTACGGCGGGTTTTGAGCATATAGGCGTGAACGGCTCGACCGTTATGGTCGAGCATGTCCCGTTTCCGAACCGAACTCCTGTTGCGCTGCTCATCTCCGGTGCCTCCTGTTGTTGTTCGTCATTCGCATGTCTTCGCGCATTCGTCTGCGACGCGGTCTGCCGCCACCTCGTCCATCCGGATCTCGATCGCGTGCTCGTCCGGGACGGGGATGACCGACACACCGTCGTCCCCGACTATTTTGACGTCGCCGTCAGAGCCCGGGTGTTCGCCGTTTATCGTGAACAGGACAGTTCCGCATCTCTGTCCGCCCGACACGGCCGACTGGCAGCGTTCTCCCAGGCCTCCGCCCTTTACGATGTCGACGCGCAGCCGGTTCCCGTCCAGGTATGGTTCGGTGTTGCGGCCTTCGGCCAGTACGATCTCCCCTGACAGCTCCGCAGTCGGCGATTGCCCCTGCGGGTCGGTGTCGTCGGTCGCGTCTTCTGTCTCCTGGGCAGACCGTATGCTGTGTACCTTCAGCGAGTCGCATATTACGGTAGACCACGCGAGCGGGATCCTCTTGTTGGAGACGGCAGCCAGCGCAAGCACTGACGCTGACACCGTAATGACGCCTTCCGCTTTCGTCGTGCTGTTAGTGGCCGTAGTCGTGTACGTGGCGTTGGTTGCGATGTTGCTCGGTATGTAGAAGCTCAGGACGTCGTTGCCGCCCTGCCTGACGACCAGGACGGTCACGGTCTTGCCCGACGTACCGGCTATCGAGGTGATGTACGCGCGCGGGCATGTCCCTGCGGGTACGCCGCGCACCGTACAGCGAAAGTCCAGTATCGCGCTGTCGTCGACCACATCGTCGTAGCCGGCATCGTCTGCGAGCGGATACCGCCTGCCGGCATTCTGGGCCAGGTACTGGTCTGCAAGGGTGGTTATCATAGCATTGAGGCCTTTCCGAGCCCTCTGAGCCCTATGTGCACTTCGCCAGACGGAACCGACGGGTGCAGCACGATGTCCGCGAGGGCGTCTGCCCCTCCTTGCAGCAGTGCGTCGGCCGATACCTCCTTGACGGCAGGTACCGGGCTGTCGCGTCCCGATATTTGTATCGGGTTTGCGTAGTCCGCCGTGTCGGGGGCCGACAGGTGCAGCGTCCCGTATTCGTTGAACGTCACTTCCTCTTCCGAGTGCGCGCCGACGAACCTGGCGTAGAGCGTGATGTTCCCGTTCACGGTGTACCTGCCCACACCCTTGCCGTCGGATCTGTAGTACCGCCTGCCGCCGGTTGCGCCGTTTACGTCAAAGTAGCCCACGAAGTTCTGGCCAGACGAGGTAGGCGGAGTGACGGTACCGAGCTCACCTCCCTGGAGAACCGGCACGGTGCCGATGGTTGTCGTCCCGTTCTTCAGCGTTATTGTCCGGGACACTACGCCTGACGCGCATACGCATTCCCCTCCTCCCCCGGCGGCGCGATCGGACGGTTTTGTGCCGAGCGTCTTGCGCACGGCCGTGCACAGGTCGTCCCTGTCTGCTACGAGTCCGTCGTCCTGCGTCATCTCGGAGCCGGTGGCTGTGATCGACAGGACCTTTCCGGATACGTCGTTCTTGGACACCACGAAGTGGCGGTTGTCGCTCTCTGCGACCACGCGCGTGACGAAGCCGGTTGCGTTGCTGGCCTCGACGGTGCTGCCGACGGCCGAGATGCGCAGGTAGCTTACGCCGTCCCGTTTGTATGTCGCGACGACGCATCCGTTCTCTCCGCGCATTTTGACGTTTCCGTAGACAACATGCCCGTCGTCGAGCAGAAACCCGCTGACGCCCGGCAGCCCCGGCCAGGCTACTGCCGCGGGGGTGAGCTCTGTCTGGTCCTGCGTGAACGCCTGGCCGCCGCACGAGCGCAGCGCCGCCACGTCTGACGCACGGCCGAAGACCACGACGCCGCCAGGGCACGGGCCGCCGTCTCCCGTGAATACCACCGGTACCGCCGTGTCCGGCGTTGCGGGGGCCGAGGTCTCGGCGAACTCGCCCGCCTTGTCCGAGAAGCGCAGCTTCCCGTCCGTCCCTACGGACGACAGCCAGACGCTGCCGGGCTCTCTGCCCGGTACGTAGAGCTGCGCGTCTATCACGGCGCCCGGGCAGATTACGCACGCCCCGTTTGTGCACGACGCCGCGTCCGAGAACGGGAACTTCCTCAGTGCGTTCTGGTTGTCGCGCTCCTGCGCCCTTGGTTGGTTGAAGATAGCCATTACCTGAACCTCAGCGTTATTGTGCCGTTCTCGTCTGGCGTCACGCCGTTTATCGACCGCACCGGGGTCTCCCCGCAGGCGTCTTTGGACGGCGTCGCGTCGCACACCGACGTGGCTATGTCGCGGTAGACGTCAGACAGGGTGAATACGATCGTCTGCGGGTCGGCCGCATCGACGGACGTCCTGAACTCGTTGTTGCCGGACAGGTCTATTATCCCGGCCGCGGACACGCCGTGGCTTCTGTCCGTGAGCCTTGACACTCCGGGTACGCTTGCACGGACTATCGCCGCTCCCGCTATGGGTGCCTCGTCTGCCGAGAATGTCATGCGGAACGGGGTGGCGTCGGCCGGGATTTCGCCAAACGCGACTGTTCCGGACGCTTCGGCGGACAGGCGGTCCATCGAGTAGGCGCGGAACGGCTCGAGCTCGTCGCGCGTTACCGTGCGCGAGAGGAGTCCGACCACTGTGCCGCCCGCCATGCCGCTGATGGCTACTGAAACGAGCGTGTCGGAGACATAGACACTGCTGATGTATACCTTGGCGTATCCGGGCGGGCATGTGACTCTGAGGTCGGTGAGGAGCCACGTCGGGACCGTACTTGCGGCCGGGGAGTCGTCCGCTATGGGATACGCCCTGAGCGCATTCTCGTTCTGCCACTCCGGCGAGAGGGTGTTCGTCGGCGATATCATTTTACGGCTATGTCCTTCCTCGTTGGCGTAGTCTGCCCGGCCAGGAGGACAGTGCAGTAGGCCATCATCTGCGCTGCCGGCCTTTGTGCGTTGTTTGACGTAGACTCGGCTTTGACGTACGTCGCCACGACCGTCAGGGACTCGCCGGGTTTCAGCGTCTTCGACACCGGCCTGAGCGATCCGTTCTCGCGGGTGTCGCCGGACTTCGTCCACGTTGTCTTCAGGTGCGAGTACCCGTCGACGAAGAACCCTGAGTTGGCGGCGTCCGCCCCGACGGCGACAGTTGCGTTCTTCAGGGTCATGTTTGTCACGAGGAGGGTTATCGCTATGCGCATGCGGGTGCCTTCGGCCGTCGACTGGTTGTACAGCACGCCGTCAGTCCCCGCCTGGCCGCCTCCGCTAAGGGCCGCAGTAGCGCTGGCCCTCACGTTGTCTACGTGGTTGACCTGCGCGAGGTACGCCGCCTTTGCGGCGGCGAAGACGGCAAGTGCGGAGTCGTACGCACTCTTGACCTCGTCCAGCTTCCCGCTGATGAGCAGCGCGTCTGTCTCCGCCGGCCTGAGCAGGTCTACCGCGTCTTTGTAGTCTTCGCACTGGCAGCACGGCTTGCACGCGCTTCCTATCCTTATGACCCCGCCGCTGGGGTCTGACGCGGTACGCGCCACCACGGCTCCGCCGGACACCTTCGCGCCGGGGATAGCCTCGACAGTGAAGCAGTCGTCTCCGCGGATCATTATGTCGACGGGGTCCTCGTCGCGGTCAGTCGGCTCCGGGGCTGCTATCGCCGAGACCCGGAGGACGTTCCCCGTGAGCGGGGCCATCCCGGCCACCTCCAGGTCTACGCCGTCGCCGGCCTTCAGGACGGCGTGCTCTCCGGGGCCGACCGTCTTCTCGACCCTGCCGGCGTCGTCCGGGCTGTACATCGGCGTGGTGCCTTCGGCTGCGCCCTGGGCGGTAATCGAGGTGACCATCTTCGTGCCGCCTCCGGAGCAGCGCAGGGCCAGCGGAACGTTCACGTCGATCCGGGACGTCGGGTACGTGCTGTCGAGCGCAAGGGCGTCGACCTTGGCGGCGTCGACGGTAATCACGGCCTTGATCGCCGCCGACTGCGAGTACACCGTCGCGAACCCGCTCAGCCCGGGGTTGACGCGGACTGTGATGGAGTTCGACTGCGTCCCGAACACGAAGTAGAGCGAGGACTGGTAGCGGCGGACGTAGAGCAGCATCACCCGCTCCCCGGGCGCCAGCTCGGCCGACGTGTAGACGCAGGCGTCGACCAGGACGCCGGTCCACCTGCCGCGGGAGGCGGCAGGCCACTCCCCGTCGAGCGGGTAGGCTCGTCTTGCGTTTTCTGTTAGGAACTCTGTCATGACGGTGATGCTACGCCCGGGTATGCGGCGACTGCGGCCGCCGTGGCGGCTTCGTTCGACTTGAGCTCCGCGATCCTGGTGCGGAGGTTCTCGGCGTAGTTGTTTAGGGTCTCTAGTGACTTGTTGATCGTCGCGATCGCGGATTCGACGAAGTTGAGCTCTGCGCATCCGCAGCACGGCGTCGAGCACTTGTCGGAGATCTTCACGACGTTGTTGCTCGTGTCGTCTACGACGGATACGCATGTCCCGTCTCCGACTATTGTGACCTCGTCGACGTCCATGCCGTTGATGCGCTTGACGCTTCTGGTCGACCCGGTTCCGCAGTCACAGGGCTCCGTGCGCTCGTAGCCGGTCTTGGACTCGGCCTGCAGCCAGATGGCGTTGTCGCCCTCGACGTTCCGCACAGTCATGTCCGAGCCTGCGATGATGCGGACGTTGCCGTACAGCGGGGCATAGGTCTTCAGCCCGTACTTTCCGACAGCCGTTATGCTCCTGACGCCGCGCGGCGCCATCCTGAGCGTAGAGACCTCGAACGGCACCTGGTTCGGCGCGAAGCGGTATACGCCCTCCGGCAGCTCCGCGGCGGCGCGTACGAGGTCTCCGAGCACGATCCACCCGCCGCAGTCGGCGTTGTCGCCCTGTCCGACGAGCCTGTACGCCTGGTTGATCGTGTGCTCTGATATCTTCGCGGCCGCCGACGTCAACACCGTGCTGCCGAGCGATATCTCCACCGAGAACCCGTCGCTCGAGTGCGACAGGCCGGTGAGCGACGGGACTGTGCCGTTCACGGCGTCGAACGCGAGCGTGAATGAGAAGTCCGTGACGAGGCAGGTCGGCAGGCGTAGCCCGTCTGCCTTTGCGCCGCTGGGGAGGTTGGGGGTTAAGTCCGCATCCTCCCGGAGCGGGTACGCACGGAGCAGGTTCTGGTTGAGCCACTCTATGTTTTCAACGGCAGCCATGCGGGGCCTCCTGTCTTACGACTTGCGGAACAGCCCTGCCACCCACTTCAGCAGCGACACCCACCAGCTGTCGCCCTTGGCGGGCTCGGGCTTTTCCTCGGGCTCCGGCTCGTACTGTGAGGTGAAGACGGGTATGCCGTTGCCGGTGTACTCGTCCTTGCCGGGCTTGTCGACGTCGACCGATATGCCGACGAGCTTCTGGTAGACCTGGTCGGGCGTGAGCTTTACGCCCTCGGCTTTCGCGGCGCCGATCACGAGCGCGACCGCGCCGGTGATGACAGGCGTCGCCATCGAGGTGCCGGAGAGCTTCGCGTACTGGTTGTCGAGCCAGGTGGAGAAGACGTCCACGCCGCCGGCCGCGAAGTCCACCTCCGAGCCGTGGCAGGTGAAGTACGCGACGTCCTTGTCGCGGTCGACCGCGGCGACGGCTATCGTCGTGTCGAGGTTCGCCGGGGCGTTGACCGCGCCTGCGTCGTTTCCGGCCGCGCAGCAGAGCACTACGCCCTTTTTGTGCGCGTAGCTGCACGCGCTTCTGAGCGTGGGGCTCCACGCCCCGGAGGGAGGGCAGCCGAGGCTCATGTTGATCACGTCAGCCCCGACCTCGTCGACGGCCCAGCGGATGCCGTCGGCGATCGAGGAGATCGTGCCGCCGCCCTCGTCGTTCAGGACCTTGCCGCAGTACAGCTCGCAGTCCGGCGCGATGCCGCGGACGCCGATTCCGTTTGCGAGCGCCGCGATGATTCCGCAGACGTGCGTCGAGTGGCCGCAGGCGACGTCGTACGGCGTAGGGGAGTCGGAGAAGTCCTTGAAGCCCGCGACCTTGAGGTCGAGGTGCTGCGGGCATCCGGTGTCGAGCACGGCCACCTTCACGCCCGCCCCCTTGCTGCGCTTCCACATCTCGGGGATGTTGAGCATGCGGTGGTTGTAGTCCTCGGTCTCGGACAGCGCAGACACGGTCTTCTTCACCGTGAACGGCTCGAGCATCGGGATCCTCTCGTTGTCTGCTATTTCGCGTTCCATGTGTTCCTCCTTGTGGCTTGTGGTTCCTGGTCAGACGCTGATGGTCTTGGGCTGGCGCGTGACGGCGTCGAGCACGGTCGCACGCAGCTCGTCCGCGCCGAAGTAGAGGCGCAGGCGCTCCCTTGCCTCGTCCTTCAGGCCCTCGACGATGCGGAGGTAGTCCCCTCCCAGGCTGCGGTACACGCGGTTTTTCGCGCAGGTCGAGCAGCCGTGCGGGGTCACGAGGTCGTCGTGCATGGCCTTCATCTTCATGCGAAGCGGCAGGAACTCCGGCATCTGCTCGTAGAACCTTGCATCGGCCATGCTGTCCTTGATCTCCTGCTCTGCGAGCAGTCTGACCACCTTCTGCTTCTTTTCGTCGCTCATCTACTTAGACTCCTTCTTTCTTTGTGTGAACCCCGTGGCCCGTACGACTTCGGCATCCCAGGTCGCGCGCGGGAACGCCCACACGCGGGACGGGTCTATCCCCAGTGACCCGGGGGCGTCCGCTAATAGTATACCATTTTCTGCGAACTCGCGGGAGAGCTGCTCTGCATCAAAAAGGTATGCCTGCTGCCGGTTGACCAGCTGTACCACGGACCGGCTCACGAGGGCCATGTCCGGGAGTACGAACACGTGCTCGCCCCTGTCGTTGAAGCTCGCCCTGAGGGAGTCGGCTGGCGTCCCGGGGACTATCGTCAGCCTGACGCCTGCGCCCGGGTCTTCGCCGCGGATGCTGGCCATGTACGCCATGTGCAGCACGGAGAAGAACGCCCTTGCTCCGGTCAGCCCCGCCCCGAGGTAGCGCCCGCGCACAGAGCGGTACAGTCCGCCAGCGGTCGTCGTAGCCCCCGTTTCGTCGGAGAGCGACCCCAGCGCGGAGAGGCACGGGGTTGACATCGCAACGGGCCCGCCGGCCGAGACGTCGAGCCACCCTGTCCCGGCATGCGCGGCCGCGACAGACACGAACGCCCGGCGGAGCTCCTCCACGTCGGTCGGAGTCACGGACTGGCCGTCGTGGGCCGTCTCGACGTTCGGGAGGACGAACGAGACAGTGCCGCGGCCGCTGCAGGCGAGCGCCGTCAGCGGGTCCGCGATCGCGATGACGCTGACGGGGGAGGCCGCGAGGACGGCCGCCGTGTCGTCCGCCGCCGGCAGCCTGGTCACGAGCGGAAGCGTCCCGAGGGCAGACCAGCTGTGCAGGAACCCCAGGCGGTCTGCGTAGTCGACGAGGGGCACGTATTCGGAGCCGGAGAACAGGTACGCAAGCGTCCTGAGCGCCCGGTCCCACACGCCGGGCTCTGTTTCGACGAACAGGAGGTGGGCCGGCGGACGTCGCGCCCCGCTCGTGTCGAACAGCTTCCCGGCGGTGCAGAACAGCGCGTGGAGGAGCCCTGCCGCCACGCCTACCTTGTCGAGGGATGCTGGCGACATTAGGAACGACGAGAGCAGCGCCCTGTCGTCGTCCGCCTTGCACTCGAGGGCCGAGTAGGCGGCCATAGCCCCGGGGTCGACAAGACCGGCTTTCGTCTGTGGCAGCACGGACCCGCGCACTATCGCCGCGTTCGGCAGGTTGATCGTGCCGTCGGGGGTGGCGCCGAGGGACCTGAGCCCGTTCTGGACCGGGCAGCGCGACCCCAGGTACTGCATGATGTCAGACCAGGCGTATCCGCTTGACCTGTAGAACGCGACATACGGCGTCCGGCCGTTCTCCGCGTATGCGGCGCGCACGTCGTCGGCCATCGCGTCCGGGTTGTTCCAGTGGGACTTGGGCACGCGGACCTGCACCGACGGGACGTCGGAGTCCGGATGCGACACCGTGCATACCGCCGTCTCGAGCCCTCTGTCCGTGATGCGGGACTCCACGGTGATCCCCACGTTGCAGAGGAGCGTCTTGGTCGCTATCATGCCTGTCTTGGCGCTTCTGCTTGCGGTATAGAGCCCGACCGGCGTGTTCTTGACGAGCCTGCCGTTCGCAAGCTGGAATATGTCGTCCGGCTCCGCGGTCGGCATGAGCACCGTGTCGCGCAGCGACTGCGGGGCGGTCGGTCCGAGCATCGTCGCGACTTCGGCACGCATGTTTTCGGACGCGTTCGCCTGCAGGAGCGCGTTCGCAACCTCCTCCTGGCAGTCGACGAGGCTGAGCACGCGTTCGGCGACCCACGGGCGCAGGGCCTTCCCGCGCGGCGTGACTCCCGCGAGCTTGCGGATGTCCTCGGCGCGGATCTCGGACACGGTGCACTTGGGCGACAGGACCCGGATGGTCGGGCATTCGTCTGACCCGTACACGATCGGGTCGCGCATCGCCTGTATCGCGAACGAGAGGGGCAGGGGGGAGTCCAGCGCGTCAAGCAGGTAGATCGTATTGACGGCCGAGAACCGGTTCGGAAGCGGAAAGCCGGCGACAGCGGCTACCGGCGGGGTCAGGGAGCTCTCGGCCCTGGCCGCCCCGAACAGCTGGCCGGCGGCGCGCGGGTCGTGCGTTACGAGCAAGACGCCGGGTACCTCGCCGACCCTGTAGTCCCCGAGGAACACCCCGACGTCGGACGGGCCCGACGTCACCCGGAGGCGGTGCTCGCACTGGAGCGTCTTCGGGTTCTGCGCGTCTACGCAGGTCGTCTCGCCGTCAAACCTGTAGCGGTAGAGCGTCATCGGCACGCGCGAGTAGCGCGGCGCCGACAGCAGCGCGAACGGGCGCGGCAGCGGTACGTCCTGCTGCCCGCCCCCGACGTGCAGTCCCGTGTCGGGGGGCAGCTGTCGCAGCGAAGAGACCGAAAGTCCCGCGCGAATGTTGCACATGTGCGGCGCCTTCCTGAGCCTTTCGACGCAGGCCGCCAGGTATGCGTCGACGTCGGCCTGGGTCTTCGCCCTTGCCGCGTACGCGTCGACGTCGCGTGCCGACGCCTCGAGCTCGCCTATCCTGAGAAGCTCGCGCACCTCCTCTTCGACGCCGCGGTGCTCCGCGTGCGCTACGAGGGCCGGGAAGTCGCCCCTGGCGCGGCATGCCGGGCACTCGCACCACGGGATTCCGCGAATGTCCGGCAGGACGTCTCGTTCGTCCCGCTCGACGACGATTAGGCAGTCTGCCCGGCATGATGGGCACCTTGTTTCACCGCCGGCCACCCGGCGGAGCGTGTCTCTCCATAAGAATTTCATGTCTGACCTACTTGCAGTTTCCGCAAACAAGTGGTATTATACCACTGTCTGGGAAAAGTGTAAACCCACGCAGGGAGTATTCTATGGTAGATTACAGCGAATGGAGATCATGCACGTCCGACGAGGGCGCACCCGCATACGTCAAGTCCGCGAGCTTCCCCGAGGAGTCGCCGGCGGTGTCACGCCGCGCGTTCTACGCCGACGCAGCGCGGCAGGAGCTCCCGTGCAACAGCCGCGAGGAAACATGGGCGTCCGCCCGGTATTTCGCGAAGCACGCGTCCGACGAGGACTACCGCTATACCCGCGCTGACGTGGAGTACAACCTGCAGAAGGCCGCCGAGATGTTCGGCATAGCCGACGACATCGCGAAGGTGCTCACGCACACGGAAGAGGTCAAGACGGCTTCCGACGACGACTACGGCTGGGTAAGGAACGGCGAGCGGAAGTATCCGATGTTTGACGCACATGGCGTCAAGCTCGCGGCAGAGTACTTCGAGGACAACAAGTTCAAGTACCCGTTCCCGATGCGCAACGAGATCGCGAAGAACATCCTCAAGAAGGCGTCTGAGTTCGGCGTCGACGTCCCGGACGGGATCCGCAAGACGGCCGGCCACGGCGTCGCGCGTCCTGACAACGTGATCAACGAGCTCACCATTCGGGCGGAGCTCTGCCACGACGCGGACACCGGGCTCGCGCTCGCCAAGATGGCCGAACACGTGGCGGAGAAGGGCGCGGAGGCCCTTGACGGCGCAACGGACAAGATCGCCGAGCTCGTGGAGGACGTGGACGTCATCGAGAACTGGCGCGGCCGCTACGGCAAGGACATGAGCGCCCCAGAGGATTTCCTGTTTGACATGGACGTCAAGCAGGCCGAGGCGATCGTGAACGACGTCATCGAGATCGGTGGAGACGCTCTCAGCCTGTCCAAGCTCGCGGAGCTTCCGGACGAGGTGTTCGACGACGTGCTTGGCGAGGGGTTCGCCGAATCCGTCAAGGAGGCAGGCGCAATCGACCCGAAGAAGCTCGGCGAGGCACTCGCGTCCAAGTCGGCAGAGGACCTGAACGAGCTCAGCAGCGCGTTGAGGCGCCTGTAACGACGAGCTACGCGGGGGCAGCCATGCAGAAGCGCTCTAACGCAGTCACGCTGAAGGCCATCGGCCCGTTGCTTGAGCGTCTCTCCAAGATCAAGGGCGCAGGGAGGTACCTTACCGTCCCCGGGCTGCGGATGGCCGGGGCTGACGTTAGTGCGGCTGGAAAACTGTTCGGAGGCACGGCTAAAACAGCCGATCCGTCAAAATACGCCGTTTGGCTGAACCGCGTGCTCAACAACGGGAAGTCGACCGCAGACCTTCTCGTCGACAAGAACATTCCGCTGCTCCACAACCCGTCGTTCATTGTCGACAGGCTCGGCAGGACCGGCTGGTCCGCGTCGCCGGACGCGCTTCGCGCCGCGGGCGTGGTGCAGGTGAACGCCGCACCCCTCCGCAGTCTTGACGGCGGCCCGTTCGTGGCCACTCCGGCAGAGCTGCAGGCGTTCGAGAACGGCATTTTCCCGTTCAGGTCGATGTACGGGCGCCTGTTCGCCGGCAAGAATGCGGCCGGAAAGCCGATATACATTCCGTGGCGCGTGTCGAACCACGTGAACACGGTCGTCCCTGTCAGGGAGATAACCGGTGCATCCGGGACAGGCAGGTACTACGACGTAATGCGAAACGCCACTGCCGGAGTCGACCCGCGTCTGACTACCAGCAAGCAGTTCAGCCGCGGGTCATTTGACCTTTTCGTCCCCGAGGGGAGCGAAACAGGCATAAGGTTCGACTGGCAGGAGCCGTACGGCCTTCCCGGGTTCTACGGCGGGCCTCGCATGGGCGGACCGCGCGACTGGGGCGGCGTCGCCAGGGACTATGGACTGAAAAAGACGTCGGAGGAGGCGAAGGCCATGGCTGGACGAGCGGTGCCGAACAGGTACGAGCTGCTGTACAAGGCGGCGGCTGCGAAAGACGATTTCGCCAACATGGTCAGGGCCTACAAGGACAGGTATGGCATCGACCTGTCGCACATGCGGCTGGCGATGTCGAAGCACCCCAGGTACAGCAACGGCAAACGGTCGTACGAGCTCGCGGACGACGAGACAGGCGGCAGCTGGGGCAAGGACAACGTCGTCTACCTCAACCCGAATGCCCGGGCTGTCATACGGCGGTGGGGTCTCGATGTCAAGCCCGGCGAGTTCCGCAGAAGGATCATCGCGCACGAGCTCGGGCATGAGGTGTACAGAAAGGGCCTTGCGCGCGACCTCGTGCGCCAGATGCTCGCGCAGGCCAGGAAAGACAAGTTCAATACCGTCTACCTTGACACGGTTCCTGCCCGCAAGAAGCGCGAGGAGACATTCGCGGAGTACGTCTCCGCGCAGCTCAACAAAAAGGCGGACGGCGGAGCCGTGTCGAACGCAGTCCCCCGCGTCGGATTCAAGCTCGTCGGGTACGACAAGGCCACACAGCCGGAGGGCACGTACGGACGTGGCGGGTTCAACGCCGCCTCGTCTGGGCTGAAACTGCTCAGGAACGCGACCCCCGACACGACAAAGGCGCAGCTCGTCTCTGCCAAGGCCGTTCCGGCCGTGCAGGCATCGGGGCAGTACGCCGTGGACGCCGTTAACACGCTGGCCAATATGCCGGAGTTCCAGCGGCGGGCCGGGAACGGAGACCAGGCTGTCGGGCTCAAGCGCGTACAGACGGCCGCTGCGGACCTCGCGGAGCTTCCGTTCGTAAACGAAGTGCCGAGCGTCGGGTCGGCGGTTGCGCACACGCGGAACGGCGCTGAGTCGTGGGTATCGCTGCCGGCGACGGCGGCAACGGCCCACAAGACCTACCGCAGGACCGGGAAGTGGCTCGACGGGCTTATGACGCACGAGGCATTCCACCCGTTTACGATAAAGCTTCCCGGGTATATCGGGAAGATCGAGCAGATACAACGCGAGGAGGGGCTTCCGGACACGAAGAGCTACCACTACACCCCGCGCGAGCAGGCAGCCGAGATGAACGCACTCCGCGCCCTGAAGGGGGCGTGGCCCGGGAAGGGCGCCGGTCCGAACGGCGAGTACACGCCAGAGCAGGCCGATGCGATTCTCGACGGGCGCAATCCATACTTCAAGGGGCTTCCGACCAAGTACAAGATGAGGCTGCTCAACGAGGCACGCAACAAAAGACAGGTCCAGCGGCCGTATGGTGCGGTGCGCAGGGCAACAGTGTGACGTGGTACCGACATGGCACAGAGACAACTAGATCGCAGGGCGTTACTGAAGCTGGCCGCCGCCGTCGCTACGGCGGTGCCGGGGGCGCGCTACAGCGTAGTGCGCGGCGACACCCTGTCGTCGATAGCCGCCAGAAACGGCACGACATGGCGTGAGCTCGCACGCCTCAACGACCTCAAGAACCCCGACCGCCTGTCGATCGGGCAGAGACTTCGTCTTCCGGAGCGGCCGGCGCCAGTGCCCCCCACAACGCCGGCCGCTCCGGTCTTACCCACGACAGCGGAGTCGCGCATCAACCACGTTGCGTCCCGACTGCACTCGAAGCTGAACAACCCGGACCTCGAGGCCGCGATCCTCGCCAATTTCAACCGCGAGACGGGCGGAAGGTTCGACCATGCGACGAAGCAGATAGGCGGCGGGGGCGGCTACGGCATCCCGCAGTACACCGGCGCGTCGCTCGCCGCATACAGGAAGTGGCTCGCCGAGAGCAAACTGACGGACTCGGCCGACAGCCAGGTGGACTACTTCGTCGACAAGTACATGCCGTCTCGGTTCGGGTACAAGACGTACATGGCGCCTGGTGCGAAGTACACGAAGGAGCAGTATGCCGACTGGCTGCACAGGCGGGTCTTCACGCCAGCCCACACGATCCGCGGGAACAAGGCGTACAGCGAGGCGGCTATTAACAAGGCAACACAAAGCCATAGCGATTTCATGAAGAACAGGCTGCGGGCTGTCAACGGCGTGTGGCAGGCCGTCAAGGCCGCAGAGGGCGACAAGGCCAGGTCCAGGTCCGCGGAGGAGTACGTGTCCGGCCGCGGCAGGGTCATGGCATATACGCCTGACAAGACGAAGGGGCATGACCAGATCGTCATACGCCTGAAAGACGGGCGCAGGGTCGTAATCTCGAACAACACCGCGCTGGGGGTGCGGGTCGAGCCCGCACGCGGTGACGAGGTGGGCTACCACGGGTACAGGGTGAAGGGCACCAACGTCGTCCACAAGGTCCACATGAACATGCGGCAGCCGAGCGGATGGCTTGAACACGTAAAGTCGGCATCCGCGAAGGCCGGCATCGAACTGCGGGAAGGCCCCTACAAGGACGTGAAAAAGGTCTATGACGCCCTGACGCCGGAGGAAAAGAACTTCGTCACCCCCGGAAGGACCTTCTACAAGGACGTGCCGTACACGGCCAGGCGCGTCGCGTACGACGGCGGCGTTCCTATAGGGTTTGCCGACTTGTACGGACTGTACGAGGACGGGAGCCCCAGGTCCTCCCAGAATCTCACGCTTGCCGTGTCCGACGCGGCAAGAGGGCGCCGCGTGGCAAGGTCTATGGTGGACGAAGCCATAGAGGCAGCTGTTGCGAGGGCGAGACGGAAGAAAGACAGGCGTACCGAGGTAAAGCGCATAATATGGTCCCTCCTCAGGGAGAACGAGGCCAGTGCGCGGGCCGCCGCCAACTCCGGGTTCACCGAGAGGGTATACGACAAGCCGCACGGCTACCGCAGGTTCGTCAAGGACCTGACCGCGGAGAAGGCCAAGGCGCAGGGTGGCGCTAAGGCAAACAATGTGGTATAATACCGGCATGAACGACAAGATGACATACCCCCGCAAGCTCGCCCTCGAGTCGCCTCAGACCCTGGCGACGGTCGTGCACGCCATAATGCTCGACCAGTACGGCCAGCAGGTCTACGACTGGGACCCGGTGACTTGCGCGATGGAGGCTGCGGCCGACTTCCAGGCCGAGGTCTGCACGCCGGCGATGGACCGCTGGTGCGCCATGCAGGTCGTGATGGGCTCCGACGCCTTCTTCAAGCGGCTCGACGCGTTCCTGAACGTGTGCAACACGCTCGCGTCGGGGTCGCCGTCGTTCCTCGTGTTCGACCCTGTCACGTCGGAGGAGGCTGCGTGGGCTGTCGCGGAGGTTGCGATGAACCGGGATGTGCTGCCATTCTCGTACTCGATCCAGCAGTATATGCGCCAGCAGCTCGAGGCCGACGGGTTCGACCCGCGCTCCGGTGACCTTCCCCCCGTATTCGCCGAGATGTTCGAGCGCAGGCCGGACGAGGGCAGGATCAGGTCAGCGCTCTCCGGCGCGGCGGCCGACGGGAACTCCGCTAATATCGAGAAGTACCTTACGGAGCAGATGCTCGACCTGGAGGTCCAGTTCAACAGGATCCCAGACCTCAAGCGCGTCGACAACCTCCTCGAAGACGGCGAGGACGTCGGTGACGCGCTTGAGCAGAAAGACAGTGCGAACGCCGTCACGGAGGCGACAAGATGACAAAGGCAGCAGCCGTGAGAAGCATGCGCCGCTGGCTGGCGCTCGAGAAGGCGGCGGCAGCGCCGGCGTACCTTGACCGAGGGACCGCGGCAAACCCCGCCAACACGAACTACCTCGGCAACGCGTCTGCGCCGCCTAACAAGCCCGCGCCCGCGCCTGCGCAAGTCCAGCCCGCATACCCCGGGGCCCTGAAGGCGTTGATTGACGCGGGCAAGGAGCGCTCCCGCCAGCGTAAGCACATACTTGCAAAGTCAGCGACGATGCACGTCTAGCAAACACAGGAGGTAAACCAATGGAAAGCAAAACAACATCCGTTTTTGCAAAGGCCGAGTTCTGGCTTACGGTCGTCACGAGCGTTGCCGGGCTCCTGCTTGCCTTCGGCGTGATCACGCCGGAGCAGAACGAGGGCATCGCGACGTACGCGCCGAATCTCATCGGCGCGATCCTGTCGATCTTGTCCACGTTCAAGTTCATCAACGTGCAGCATGCCGCCCGTGTCGAGGTGTTCCGCGCCATGTGCGCGACGAATCTCGAGAAAGCTGCAATGCACTCAGACAGAGTCAAGGACGGCGCCGGCGACGATGGCGTGTCGCCAATGGCAGTTGCAGGCGCCGCCCAGGGCGAAGTCGCCGCAATGGCCAAGGCCGTCGGCCTCTGACCTGCGCCGACGTAAAAGGAAGGAGGCCGGCAATGGCTGAACTAACTAGGCGGGAGCTGCTTATGGCGATCCCCGTAGTCAGTGTTGCCAGGGCACTGAAGGCGGACACCTCGTACATAGGGCGCGAACGGTGGTCGTTGAAGATGCGGCTTTACGTCCCGCGCATCTACGACAACATGTCGTCCCGCGGCTACCGCAAGTACCAGATGCAGACGATCTCGGGCGAGTTTGTCGTATCGTACGTACGGGACGCGGAGCCCGAGGTCGTCTTCTGCTGCCTTGAGAACGCGACGCACAAGGTGAACGGGACTCGCGTCACATACGGCGTCGAGCCCAACGGCACCGTTCTCTGGCACGGAATCGGGAATAACAGGACTGGCAAGTTCACGACCCGCTCCGTTGTGCTTCCGATCGAAGCCATGCCGTCATACGCGATAGGGCCTGCGCCTACCGAGGACAACTCGCTCCTCCTGGTCCTCGCAGGCCGCGGGTACTCGAACGGCAAGCGGCTGAAGGGCCAGGTCGCCGGGCAGATCGGCTGCGGCTGCGCCGAATACGGGCACGTTTCGCCTACCCGGATCTGGGGACAGAGCCGTGTAGTTGATACAGCTGCTGTGTACGGGACGTGGACCGCGAAGAGGACTGCGTGATGAAAGACGAGCTCGTTACGAGGCGTGACCTGCTCGCCGGCGCTGCCGGCACGGCCGTTGTAGCCGTCGTGGCAACAGAGGCGGCCGGCTGCAAGTCGATCCCCGGCATGGAGGCGGTCTATCTGGCTGGCAAGGGGATCGGCGGAGCCGCCGGCCTTGTGCTCAACGAGTGCAGCCTCTCGCAGGACACGCGGGATCTGCTCGTGTCTGTCGCCACGGCGGTGATGAACACCACGCCAGGCCCCGGCGAGGGGCTGTCGGAGACGTTCATAGGCGCGGCGAAGCGCCACGTTGACGCACTTGTTGCAGCCGGAAAGGTCAAGCCGCTCACAGGCGCCGTCGTGATCGCGGCCTTCGCCGTAGTGGTCTACGCCTACGCCCTTCTCGAGATCAAGTTCCCGCAAGTCCGTGTTGTCAGGGAGCTCATGTGTTCGGCGCTCGACGGCTTCATGGCCGGCTTCCTCGCGACGTTCAAGCCGACGAAGCTCACAGTCCTCGATTATGACGTCGAAGCATACAAGGCCCTCAAGGCGTACGCCGGCGTAACGGTGCTGCGCGGGCTGGTGGCCGCTATGGCACAAACGGAGCAGAAATGATATACTTTCCTCAGGGGCGGGTTACGACACCTCGGCGCATTTGCGGCGCCGAAACCTGATTGACGCGCACGGCGGCCCCGGGCAATTCCCCCGCCCGGCGCGCGGAGACCCCGAAAGCCGCCTTAATTTTACAAAGGAGGACACATGGACGAAGTGAGAGTTGCGTTCACCGGGCAGGACGGAGCCGTCAAGGCATCCGCCGTGCTCGAAATCGCCGATACCCCGGAAACAAGAGCTGCGGGCCTGTCTAAGCGAGCATCCCTAGACGCCGGGCGCGGCATGTTCTTCGACAAAGCCGGCATTTACTGGATGAAGGACGTCAACTTCCCGCTCGACCTCACGTTCGTCACAAAGGAGGGCGAGGTGCTCGAGACGGTCGCGATGCCTGTCGACAAGGGAGGCGTCTTCCACTACTCCCCGTCGGCGGCCAACGCCGTCAAGGCTGCACACGCGATCGAAACGCCCCTCGGGTTTCTCGCGGCCCATGGCGTACGACCGGGGGATACCGTAGTAGTCCAGGCGGAGGAATGACATGCACTTCCGGATGTTGCTGGCAGCAGTTGTTTCAGTTTGCGCCGCAGGCGCATACGGAGATCTCGACCGTATTGCGGCAGACGGCGTAACGGAGCGCGGCGGGTCTCCTGCGTACGCCCGCATGCTTCCGAGGACGAAGGCGGACGGCGTTCTTGACGCATCCCTGCTCCCTCCGGTCGCAGACTGGGCCTCCCAGCCGATATCGAACCTGTACTACGCCGCCGGCAACGCACGCGTGCAGGGCAACGGCTCGCCGCAGTACCCCTTCAGGAGCCTGACGTACGCATTCGCGAACATGGCGCCGAACTCCGCAGTCCTGCTTGCCCCGGCCACGTACAGCGGAACCTTGCCGCTCGATGCTGGCCGGACGGTGACTATTGCCGGCTTCGGCCCGATGTCGCGCATCGAATCGCTGTCAGTTGTCGTATCTGGCGCGTCATACGACACATGCCTTGCGCTCGTCGGCGTTGACATAGGGACTTTGTCGGTGTCGGGCGGCAGGGTCAACATCAAGATGTCCAGTGCCACGGTCGAGCGACTCGAGGGCAGTTCGACCATGGTTACCGTGACACGGCTTGACCTCGGGTCGGTCGTCGGCATCTCATCGCTTGTCAACGAGGACGTCTATGCCGGGTATGATACGGTCCCGAAGGCGGAGGCGCTGGTGGATCCTGTCTCCGGCGACCAGGTCATACTGTCCGGCGGCCGTGCGCTTGTCACCGACGGCGGCGTAACGCATGTCGTGGCGTACGTGTCGGACATAGACGGAGCCACGAATGACATAGGCACGGCGCTGCAGGCCCTGTCTTCCGCGGACTCGTCGCTGTCCTCCAGGATCAACACAGAGGCCTATGCACGGGCGTCAGGCGACATCGTGCTGTCGAACATGCTGAACAACGCGCAGGCTTCGCTTGCGGCGCAGATAGCGTCTGTGGGCACATCCTGGGGAGGGCAGCTGTCGACGGTGGCGCTCGCCATAGACGGCTTACGAGACGAGCTGCAGGCGCATGAGGCAACTGCAAGTAACGCGCTCGCCTCCGTCAATCAGGCGATCTCTGGGGTGCAGTCCGGATATACCTCTGCCGACTCCGCGCTGAGGGCTGACATTGACGCGCTCGGCAGCCGGTTTTCTGTGCTAGAGGGCGGGATCGAGGCTGCGATAGATGCGAGGGCGCGCACGATCGCTGACAGCCGTATATCCGCGGCACGCAGCGGAATCATATCAAACGCAGTCTCGCAGGCTGACAGCCTCGCCGCTACGCGCGTGGCTACCCTGTCACAGACCGTCACTGCGAATCGCTCGGAGCTTGTAACGCGCATGTCGAGTATCGAGGGAGAGCTTATAAGCATTAAACACACGCTAAATGACCTTATTGACGCGCTCGCAGGTGCGTCAAGCACGCAGACCGGCAGCTTTACGAACTACTACAGGGCTACACTGCCGCAAAAGGTCCCGTAAGCATGATTTGCACCCGTTTTGGCCGAAAAACAGCGTAAAATACGCCAGTTTTCTGGTTATAATACATAACGGGTGCCTTTAGCACCCCAGAAAGGGGTAAAAATGGAGAAATTCGTTTGCCAGGCCTGCGTCTTCCTAGGAGGCGCGGTGTTGGGCGTTGCTGCAGGAGTAATCCTCATGCAGATTAGGGCCAGGCCGACCGCCTTTGCGGAGCGCTGCAAGGCGCGCCTTGAGGCGGTAGAGGCCTGGCCCGAGTCCGACAAGGCCAAATTTTGGGCCGACGTGGAGTCCGTGCCTGAGTGGCGCGCCGAGTGGCGCGTCATAAAGGCCGCAGCCGCAGCGGTTTCGCCCTAAAAAAGGCGCGAAAAGGTGGTATAACCTTCTACGGAAGGCATTATCACCCTCCAAACGACCTAAAGGTCGCCGTCTACCGGTACGTGCATACGTGCATTTATCGGTAGATGGCGGCCTTCGGGCTTTCTGGTGGTGCAGAAGTGCACTTTTCCTTAGCATACAGACGGGTTGCCGGCATATACGCGCGGGTGCATGTGCGCTAAAGCTGCAGGCGCGCTTTGCGCAGCGACTAGTGATTACCGCGTACAGGCCGTTGTATACAGGATATTTACAGCTGTAGACAACTTTTCCGTCAGCTGTTGAGCGCACGCATGATCTCGTCCGGGTCGAGAATGGTAAATTCAGGCCTTCCGACTTTCGTCGCGAGCGCACCTTTCGGTATGATGTCCGTCAGCTTGGAGTGCCTCATCTTCAGGGCGACCATCGTCCCGAAGCAAAGGGCCATCGCGAAGTCGTCAGGACGCGACGGGTCGCGGACGAACCGCCTGTGGGCGAGTTCTCCGTGGTCGACGACCTCTTCGTACGGGGACAGCAGGTCCTTCGTGAAGCTCTCGAACTGCTCTTTCGGCGGGAAGCGCATGCGTCCGTACTTGATTCCCATGAACATGAGGTCAAGTGCGGTGGTCTTGTCGACCATCCAGCGCGGGTGCCCGAGCGCAGGGCTGAAGTTCATCAGCGCGTTCTGCTTGCATAGCTGGATCTGGATGACCGGGATTCCGAACCGCGACTCTAGCATGACATTCTTGTCAAAGCCCATGCCGTAGTCGGCCGCCAGCGCGCGGCAGCCGTAGAAGAAATGGGTCTTCGCGATCTCCGTGAGCATCTCGTCCGGATCGAATCCCTGGTAGCGGCGGGCCCAGAGGACGTCGATGGTTCCGTCGTAGCACACGCCTAGGATTGTGTGCACCGTGAACGAGACCTGTTCCGCACCGCCCCAGTCGAGTCCTCCGACTGTAAAGGCGTAGTTGTGCAGCAGATCCTGGAGCTGGCGTACGTCTGGGAGGACCGACTGCCTGTCGATGGTGTTCTGGTCGATGATGCGCTGCCCCTGCGAGCAGCTGATTCCTAGTATTTCCTGGAGAATCACGGGGATCGGGAGCGTCATCACGTCTCGAACGATCTTGCCCCAGTTGTCCATGTTCTCGGTATGGAACGGGAGGATGACCTGCGGGATATGGTACCCGCGGAACGTCTTCATCTTGTCCTGTTTGTTGGGGACCCACTCACCGTTCCTGACGTTAAGCTTGCCGCCGCACTCGACGCAGTGCATGCCGTCGGCCTGGATCATGTCGAGGACGCGTCCGTCCATGTTCGGTATGTTCCACGCCCCGCAGTGGTCGCACTTCATCACCCACTCGCACTGGGACGAGTTCCGCCACAGCCCCTCGATCGTGTTGTCGACGGTCTTGGCCGTGCCCGTGAACCGGCGGATTCCCCACTTGGAGGACTTAGTCGACTGGGAGATGATCGGGATGTTGTCCGTGAGCTGGTCCTGGACCTCGTCGAAGTCGATTATGTCTGCGAAGATGCCGCGGGCGCGGTCCGGGGAGGTCTTGGCGTATGTCAGCTGGATGCCAGAGCCGTTGGCGAACGACTGGTGGCCGACGGCCGTCAGTATCTTCGAGTCGGACCAGAGCCCTTCGAGGGCCTTCATCTGGTTTATCCTGGCGAGTTCGCATGACTTGATCGCCTCGTTCAGGTACAGCGTCGAATAGCGCTGCGACTGCGACTGGAGCGGGGCGACGTACAGGAGCTGGAGTTCGTTTGCGCTGAGCGCGTCCAGGACTTCGACACGTGACAGGTTCAGCGATTTTCCGACCTGTCGTCCGCACACGAATACCGTGTCGGCGACGTACTCGTCTGAGTACATGGCGTGAAACTGTATATGGTCGTTTAGCGACATCGGCTGTCCGCGCAACTTGAAGAGGTACGGAAGCATGTCGCCTCGCCGGAGAAGCTTGCACTCTTTCTTGCCTATGTCAGAGGCAAGATAGTCCCCAATACAGACCAGATCATCGGAAGAGAAAGATGGAGCATCTCCTCGCGATGATCCTGACTGCTTTCGACCCACGGGTGAACCCGGTGGCAAGCCTACTGTCGTGTCGTGCTTCACAAGTTCACGATCATTTGGTACAATTACTACAACCAGCGGACGCCTTGTCGGCGACCGCAGAAGATTATACCAAAAATCGTGAAAATGCGCACGGGCAACATGAAAATCATTCGTGCAGGGCGTTCAGCGCCTCTGGAAGGGTGATGTCGCTCGTCGCGGACAGGTACGTATGAAAAGCAGGTCGCCAAGGTTGTATTTGCGAGTCAGGGAGCTCGGAGGCTGGGGGCGGCTACGGCATGGCAAGCACAAGCCTGCACGGCTGTACGCCATGACGTACGCCCCCCGCTACGGGCAGAAAACCACTCTGTCGACCAGACGGACGCTCCAGACCATTGAGGGCTGGGCGCCGTATGTCTGATCACAGCCTCAGGAGGTACACATGAAGAAGAAACTATTCATCTTCCGGGGTCTCCCCGGAAGCGGCAAGTCCACGCTCGCTAACAAGCTCGCCTCGCTGGTGATAGAGCCGGACATGTTCAGGTACGACGCGGACCACAACTACGTATTCGACTCGGACAAGAACGCGGACGTCCTGCGAAAGGTCGAGGACCTTCTCAGGTTCGCGATGGCCAGGCTCGACATGCCGTGCCTTGCAGTCGCCGCCACACACGTCAAGCTCGAGCACCTCAAGCTCTACATCACGATGGGGCACGCGTTCGGATACACGGTACACGTGGTAGAGTGCTACGGGAAGTACGGGAACATACACAACGTGCCGGAGTCCGTGGTATCGCGGATGGCGAAGGAGTTCGAGCCGATGACGGCCGATATCGCCGAGACGTGGGGAGTCGAGCTCCGGTATTCCGGAACAAGCGAAGAAAAGGGGCAGAAGAAATGAGAGTGAAATTCCAGGTAGTCGTCTCGAGCGACGACGGCGCCGTGTCGAAAGACGCGAGCAGCGAGCTGCAGCTGGCGACCGGGCTTCACGGGGTCGACCCGTCCTCGGCCAAGCAGGACTTCCTGACGCAGGCCGATAACCTTGTTCGGGCCATTTCCGAAACCCAGCTGCCGGCCCTCTACCAGGCGGTCGACGACGAGTACGCCAAGAGGCAGGCGGCAAGGGACGAGGAGAGGCCGTCGGAGGCGCAGGAGCGGGTGAAGGCCAAGCTCAGCAAGCTGCGCCAGAAGAAGGAGCAGGCGGCTCAGGACACCGCGCAGGACGCCGCGCAGGCCGTCCAGAACGCCGTGCCGGACGCGGACGAGCCGGTGAAGTGCACGGAATGCGGGGCCGAGGTCCCGCACGACGACGCGCACTACGTCACGGTCGTGGTCGAAGGGAAGTACAACCGCGATGCGGTCCTCTGCGACGCGTGCTACGACAAGCTCATGGCCGAGACCGCGAAAGCGAACGCCGAGGCGAACAACGGGGGAGGCGAGTGATGGCCGGCGCATACGGAACGCCATGCAGCGGAGAGATCCAGTTCTGGAGCGTCATGCAGTCAAGCGCCAGGGCTATCGCGAAGGAGCTGAAGCGGGCCAACAAGCTCAAGGCCGCCGAGATAAAGCTCCGGTACGCGCATATTGACGTCGACGGCAGTGGCCTCGTCGTGCCGGACCAGGTCGATTCGATGGTCGACCGCATCATGGAGGTCGACCCGTGAGCCCGTTCCCGGTAGAGGCGCTCGACGAGGTGATCTGGAGGATTGACGAAGCCATAGGCGGCCCTGCGAGCAAGGGCTTTACCACGCGAGGGTGGATAAAGAAGGCCACCAACGCGGAGGTCGTCAAGTTCCTGTCCGGCATAAAGGACCGGCTCGCCCACGCCAGGTACACCCTCGTGGACGAGTCGCACCAGGGCTGGCTCAAGGAGGACCACGAGCCAGTGCAGGTCGTTCTGCGGCCTGCGCGGAGGGTCCCCGAGCCGAAGCCCGTGCCGACGACGCAGGAAGTGCGCGCCCTAAAGGTGCTCGTCATCGACGACGTGCCCTTTATGGAGGGGTATGTGAAGAAGTTCATGCCCGACGCGGTGGTGGCGTACCTCAGGCAGCTACCCGAAGACGAGTCAGTCCTCTCGCAGTTCGATGCGCTTGTCGTCGACGGCGACGGCATCGGCAACAAGAAGTGGAAGCACGGGTTGGACTTCTGCAAGTCCTACGACAAGCCGGAGGGCCAGGCCGTCGTCTTCCACAGCGGGCTCAGTGCCCACGGCACGGACGCGCTCGAGCTTGAGCGTCGCGGGATAGCGAACCTGCCGAAGGGGAGCAACCCGGAGAAGCTGGTGCTCTGCATCCGCTTCCCGATGCCGAAGCGGACTGGAGGTGCGGAATGAACGCGCTCGTACCGTCAGCCCCCGCAGCGGTCACCCCGCAGGTCAGGGCCCTCATCACGGAGCTCGAGAACGCGAAAGCCCGCGGGGACCGCCGTGTCGAGGTGTCCAAGTTCGTGGGCTACGACCGCGACGGCAATCCGAGCTACCCGAAGATCACCCTCGTCGCCGAGATGGGGTCGTACGGGAGGCCGGTTGCGTCCGTGAAAGTCCAGCAGACGCAAGACAACTGGTCCGACTTCGCTGGGACTTTGCGCGACCTCGACGTGCGCACCGCGTGCGAGTACTACCTGCGGCTGAACTCGGCTGACGCCGTGGACGCCGTGGAGAAGGTGCTCAAGGCGCCTACGCCGAAGGCCTGGGCGCTGATCACACTGCTGGACACCGTTGCCAGGATGAACTTCAACATGGAGATCGAAACCAAATGAAATTTCTGCACACCGCCGACTGGCACCTTGGCTACCGCCAGTACGGCATGAACGTCCGGGAGGCGGACTTCATGAAGCCCCTGGACGAAATCGTCGAAATAGCGATCCGCGAGAAGGTCGACGCAGTCGTTGTCGCAGGCGACATCTTCGACAACGCAAGGCCGCCGGCAAGCGCCGTACAGGCGGCGCGGAGCTTCGGCACCAGGCTGTCGGTGGCGGGGATACCGGTGCTGTCGATCGACGGCAACCACGACCTCTCCGGGGGCAAGTGGGCGCGGCTCTGCGGGTTCTTCCCGCTGGAGCAGGACACGGCCGACGGAACGCCCGCGTACAATGCCGGCGGCGTCTGGTTCGCGGGCATCGACTTCTGCCGCACGCAGCAGCTCATCGAGAAGCTGACGTCGCTGAAGGAGCGCGGGTGCGACCTGCACGGCGGCGTCCTCGTCCTCCACATGGAGATCGCGGAGCTGACCGCCTACTCGACCGCGCTGAGCCTGCGCGACCTCGAGCCGTACCTCGACGCGATCAACGCCGGGTACGTCGCCCTCGGGCACATCCACAACCCGGTCTCCACCTCCACGGAGGCGGGGCGCATCTACCGGTATCCGGGCAGCACCGAGATGAACGACATATCGGAGCTCGGCCCCAAGTCGGTAGACGTCGTCACCGTGCAGTCGGGCAGCAGGTACACCTACGAGACGCTGACGCTGAACACCCGCCGGTTCGAGATGGTGGACATCGACTCCGCGGAGGGCATCGACGAGAAGCTCTCCCCGATGCTGAAGGACGCGGAGACGTTCTGGCTCGTGAAGGTCAACCTGTCCGCGCCCGGAAAGCCGATATCGCGCGTGGAGGACGCCCTCAAGGACCGCCTCTACCGCATACTGCCGTACGGCAACCGGACGATCGAGGAGCAGGTCGAGAAGCGCAACGTCGTGGTCGGCCTGAAGGACGCCATAGGCAAGTTCTTCGGGGCGGACACCGACGAGGCATCGCTGATCAGCCGTATAATCGACACGCCTGACCAGGCGAAGGCGATAATGCAGGAATATGTGAACCCAACTACAAAGGAAACAAAATGAGCAAGAAAAAAGTCGTTGCCGATGTGATGTCCCCCGAAGACGTCGTCAAGGCGCTCGTCTCGATACGGGACGCGTTCAAGGAGATAAAGGACGCCACAGACCAGCTGTTGTCCGCCCTCAACAAACTCGGCGTACTTGCCGGCATGGCGAAGGACGGGGTCATAGCGGCTACTGAGAATCCCGCCACGAAGAAACCGGCCCCGGCTCAGAAGCCTGCCGCCAAGCCCGCGAAGAAGCCGGCCCCAGCGAAGCAGCCCGCCACGAAGAAGCCTGCCCCTGCGAAGAAGCCTGCGACCGTACAGACGGCGAAGCAGCAGCTCCTCGCGGACATCGCCAGGAAGAGCGAACCCGCGCCCACCGACGACCAGGCCGGCAAGGCTCCCGACAAGAAGGGCGACGACGCCGTCCGCGGCTCGTCCGTCCGCATGTCGGCGCACGAGATCACCCTGAACATAGGGGCGCAGCCCGTGAAGGAGCTCGCCGAGCAGGACGCAAAGGAGTTCCTGAACAACCACAAGGTGTTCTGGTACCGCCCCATCCAGTTCCCGGACCCCAAGAGGTACAGCATCCAGCCCCGCATCCTGTCGGCCAAGGTCGTCGAGCGCAAGAACCCCAAGTTCACCCGCGCCCCGTGGACGGTCTCCACGACCATCGAGGCCCAGGGAGACGACAAGAGGTGCGAGGCATGGCTGACCAGCGTGCTGAACAAGAACCGCTCGGAGCAGGAGTAGCCGATGATCATAAAGCGCATTGAGCTGGTAAACTACTGCCAGCACGTGCATCGCACTCTCGAGACTACCGGGAACCTGATCGCTGTCGTCGGCCACAACGGCGTCGGCAAGTCGAACATGCTCGGCGCCCTCCAGTTCGCCCTCACCGGCGAACAGCCTGACAAGAACAAGGCGGAGCTCCTGCACTGGGGCGCCAAGGAGGGCCATGTCGTGCTCGAGTTCGAGCAGGACGGCAAGCCCGGCCGCATCGAGCGCAGCGTGTCCTCCAACAAGGTCACGCTGGAGTACGACGGCGTAACCACGTCCGGCATCACGAACGTGGCCAAGGAGATGGAGACGCGCCTGCACATGGACAAGGACCTTGTCCGGCAGTCGGTCTTCGTCCGCCAGACGGAAGTCGACGCGATCATATCCGTGAAGACCGACAAGCGCGACCGCGAGGTGGCGTTCCAGAAGCTGCTCGGCCTCGACGCCGCCAAGATCCACAAGAACCTGACGGACTGGATCTACACGGCGACCAAGCCCATAAGCTACGACATCCAGCTTACCGAGGCCAACCAGCGCCTCGGGGAGCTGGAGGCCCGCAAGGTCACGCTCGACGGGGACGTCAAGGCGGCCGAGGCGGCGCTCGCCGAGTTCGGGGAAGTCGACGAGTCGCAAAGCGCGAACCTCGGAAAGGCGATCGCAGCCGTCTCACGCGTCCTGCAGGGCAAGAGCGAGGTCGCCACATGCGAGCAGCATGTCATGGCCAAGTCCGCCGAACTCGACGCCGCCAAGGTCGCCGCCGACCAGGGAGGCGCCAACCCCGGATACGACTTCGCGGCCCTCACCGGGCAGGAGGCGGTCCTCGTCGACGAGCTGCGGAAGATCCGCGCGAAAGCCGCGGCCCAGAGTGCCGTCGACGAGGCGCAGAAGGCGTACTGCGCCGCGCACGGGGCCACGCACCCAACCGCGGAGGAGATCGCCGAGGCGAGCGTCGAGATCGAGCAGGCGCAGGCCGAGCTCGCGACCATCCGCTCGGAGAAGGCGCTCAGGGAGAAGTCCGTGGCCGCCCTCGACGGCGCCGGCCCGGCGTGCCCCGTCTGCGGCAAGCCGCTCGACGCGGGCATGGTCGACGCCATGAAGAAGGAGCTTGCCGACCTGCGCGAGCGTGAGGCCAAGACGCTTCCGCGCCTGCAGGACGCGCAGACGCGCCTGTTCACGCGCCGCCAGCAGCTCGAGCAGTGGCAGCGGAACGACGCCGCGGCGCAGGCCAGGCTGGCTTCGGCGAAGGCCGCGCTGGACGCCGTCGAGCCGTCGGAGCTCACGGAGGAGCGCGTCAACGAGGTGATGGCCAAGGTGCGGACCGAGATGCAGGTGCAGCGCGAGTACGACGCGCGGGCGGCCGAGCGCAAGAAGGCCGTCGCCAGCGCCGAAATCGCGTTCAACGTGGCCCACAAGGCCCGCACCGACGCGGTCGAAAGGCTTGCGGCGGCCGAGGCGGAGGCGGTCAAGCTCTGCGGCCCGGAGGCCGCCGTCGACTGGAACCAGGCGCTCGCGGCCATGGAGTCCATAGTCGCGGAGACCGACAAGCGCCGCGCGAAGCAGACCGAGCTCAAGGTCGCCGCCGCGCGCGTCACGGCCACCCGCGACGAGGTCGTCGGCTCGATCGCCACGCTCGGGAAGACCGTCGAGTCGCTCAAGCGGGCGCAGGCCGAGCAGAACGAGCTCGCGAAGCGGCTGCAGGTGGCCGAGCACGTCAAGGACTGGTTCCACTATGCGAACGGCCCTCGCGTCCTCGTCACCGCGACCCTCGCGGCGCTCACGGACGACCTCAACCGGTTCCTCGGGAACTTCACGGCGCCATTCGTCGTCGTCCCGGACCCGGAGCAGGTCGGGTTCAAGATCGAGTTCACCGACGGCCGCGACCGTCCGGTCGAGCCGCCCGGGACCAACGTCCTGTCCGGCGGGGAGCGCGTGCAGCTCGCAGTCGCGTTCCGGCTGGCCATCTACAAGATGTTCGCCCGGAAGCTCGGGCTCCTGTCCCTCGATGAGCCGACCGCGTTCCTCGACGAGAGCAACGTCGACCGGTTCGGCATCGTCCTGGCGAAGGTGCGCGAGCTGGCGAGGAACATGAACACGCAGGTGTTCATGGCCACCCACGAGCCGTCCGTGATCCCGTACATGGACGCGATCGTGAACCTCGACCAGGTTCCGAACCAGGCCTAGCCCGCCTGTACGCCGGAAATGCCCCTCCCCGTCGCGGGGAGGGGCTGTTTCATCTTAAAAAGGAGTGCAAAATGCTTACATTTCTCACATGGGCGTGCTACGTGTATGCCATCGTCTGGGCTGTTGCGTTCATCGTGTTCTACCTTATCGGGAGAGCGTGCGCAGACGAGTACGAGCGGCCCAGCGTGTGGGGGCCTGTCGTGGCTGGGTTTGCGTGGCCGGTCGTACTTTCCCTGCTGGCGTATATGCTGTGGACTATGTACAGGGACCGCGGCGCATACACGTCCGACCTCGGGCTCGATTTCGACACGGACCGGCCGGCCGACGGGCGTTGAACAGACAGCGGGGTTTGTGGTATACTATATCCCACATCAAAAAGGGTACAGTCGCATGAAGTCTATTCTAACACTTGGGGACGGATTCATAAGCGTGTGTCCGTTCCCCGAGACGCTGCTGGCGAAGCTGCACTACTGGAAGCGTCAGCTCGTCTTCAACCAGCGCACGCACAAGCGCGAGATGAAGATGAGCAACGAGGTCCTCTACACGCTGCAGACGGGGGCCGGGCCAGACGGCAAGCTCGCGCAGACATGCTTTACGCTTCCGGGCTTCGCGAAACGCTGCAAGGACCACTTGAATATGAGCGGGTTCGAGGTCGAGGTGGTCGACAGGCGCACGCCGATGCCGGCCCCCGACATGGACAAGGCCATGACGGGCCTGCGCGAGTACCAGCTCGAGCTCGTCTACAACATGCTGATGAGCGGCGGGGGCATCCTGAGCGGCGCGACCGGCCTCGGCAAGACCCATGTAATAAAGGCGCTATGCAATGCCTATTCGCACGAGGCGCTCATGCAGCGCGGCACGCCGACGATCGTCGTCGCTGTCCCCGACAAGGACATAACCCAGAAGAACTTCGACGACCTGACGAAGCTGCTTCCGGACCGCAACGTCGGACTCATCATGTCCGGGCGCAGCAAACCGTCCGACGACATCCAGGTCATCACCCTCGACAGCTTGCACAAGCTGGACGCAGAGGACGTAGGCGTGCTGATCGTGGACGAGATGCACGCCGCTGCGTCCGACACGCGTTCGCAGGAGCTGCTTCGCTTCTCAAAGGCCCGCTTCTGGGGCGTGTCGGCGACGCCGGACGGAAGGTTCGACGGGAAGGACACGGTGGCCGAGGGCATCTTCGGGCCGATCGTAGCGCGGTTCACATACCAGGACGGGGTCAAGGCAGGATGCCTTGTCCCCGTCAAGGTTTTCTGGATTGACGCCCCCGAGCCGAACATCGGGCTCGAGCACTACCTGAAGTACAAGACGCGCGACCAGCGGTACAAGTGGGGTGTCTACAACAACCGCCCGCTCAACGACATGGTCGGCCGCATCTTCGCCGGCATGCCGGCGGAGCTCCAGGCACTCGGGATGCTGCAGTTCACGAAACACATGGAGCAGGTTCTCAGGGGCTGCGCGAACGCACGCGTGTCTCCGCTCCCCGAGCAGGCCCACGCCGGCACCGACCCCGCCGAGTTTCCCGCGTCCGCGTTCTGGCACGTCCACGCCATCTCCCCGAAGGAGCGCAGGGACGTCTACGACAGGATGAGGTCCGGCGAGATCCGCAGGGCCGTGTCGACGCACGTCTACAAGCAGGGAGTCGACTTCCCGGACCTGCGCGTGGTGCTGAACCTCGGAGGCGGCGGAAGCGAGATCGTGTCGAAGCAGGTGCCCGGCCGTGCGAGCCGCAAGGTCGACGGCAAGGACTCGGCGTACATCATCGAGTTCCGCCACCACTGGGACACGGTGCGGTCTCCGAAGACCCGCCGCGAGACCGCCGGCCCCGTGTTCAGGGACGACGTGTCACGCATGAAGATCTACGACTCGCTCGGTTTCGAGCAGATCAACCTTGAAAACGAAAAGGAGTTACCATGGGCGACGACCAACAGCAGTACGCAGACGCCATGAGGGCGTTCGACGCGTACTACGGTACGCGACGTGCAGTACTCGGAATAGACTGGCCAAACAAGCGGTACGCGGATCACCGCTCCTGGAAAGCGTTTCTTAAGATTGCGAAGAAGTGTGCCGACAGCGGGGTCGACGTGGAGAAGTACGTCACCACCGTGTTGGAGCACATGCCCAAGAACGGCGAGGAGATAGTCCCCAACGACATGCTCTCGGCCCGCGCAAGCGAGATCTGGCGCGTGCACAAGAACGACCAGCGCGTCGACGCGGCGGCGAAATGGGCCTACTTCACGGGCCTGGTCATCCAGATCCAGTCCACCACCTGCCAGCCGGACGACGACATACTGATGACCGCGCTAAACGCGCAGTTCCCCGCCTGGTTCCGCGTCCTCTATCCCGAGAACATGCGCGACGAGATCGTCGCGGCGTGGGGCGAGGAGGCGCTCGAGGACCTGCGCAAGGACCGGGACCTGCTCCGCTTCCTCCGCGCGGCAATGGCCAGCAAGATGGAGGCGTTCGAGAAGAAGATGGGGGTGATAGATGGCATATAGTCGTGACGACGAGGAGCGGATCCTCGTGGCGTGGGCGACGAACGCCCAGTGCCATTCGGCGTGGCGCCTCCGCGTCACAGACTTCACCGCCCCCGCGAGCCGGTTCGTGTTCGACGTGGTGTCACGCTTCAGCGAGAAGCACGGGATGCTCCCGTCGGTCGAGTCGGTCGCGAAGGAGATCGAGCTCGCGTTCAGCGGCGACTCCCAGTTCACCTACGCCACCAAGCCCGACGCAAGCGTCCTGCCGGCCGTGGCCGACTTGATCGCGCGCCTCGGGCAGGGCCTCCCGAAGTCCGAGATCGTGCGGATAGGCGACATGCTCCCGGCGTTCCTGTCGGCCGTGCGCATCCAGCAGGTCGCAAGACTTGCGCAGGAGAACGGGTGGACGCCGAGCCAGACCGTCGAGGCAATGGGCGAGGCGAACGCGGACGCCAAGGCCGTGTGCGGGGTGGACCCGTCAGACGAGCTGTCGAGCGGCTGCGAGGCTGACCCCGAGGGCATGGAGCACCCTGAGCCGAGGATAGCGACCGGGCTGACCTGGCTTGACACGAACATGAGCGGCGGGCTCATCCGCGGAAACGTGGCGTTGCTCGTCGCCGTGTCCGGACTCGGAAAGACCGTCGGCATGATCAACTTCGCCGCAAACGCAAACGCGGTAGGCCTGCACAGCCTGTTCATGACCTTGGAGAACCCGAAGGAGATGATCAGGAAGCGCTGGCAGTCGATCATGGGGTACTATCCGATCGGACTGTACGAGAAGCCGCTTTCGACCTGGCCGGCAGACGCGGCCGCCCGGTTCAAGGCGCTCACGTCGAAAGAGTGCATATACTGGGACAAGTTCAGCATACTCGACAAGTCGGGCAAGGAGCTGATGAAGCTGGAGCAGATTGACCGCGCCATCGGTGCGTGGAAGCGCAAAGGAATCGAGCGAGGCGTGCCAGAAGACCGCCTGGCCCTTGTCTGCATCGACTGGCTGAAGTACATAGACATGGCGTCTGTTCCGGGCGTCACGAAGAACAGCCGTGCGGACGAGCCGATCTCGCTTGCGATTCAGGCGCTCGGAAAGCTCGCGAGAAAGCACCACGTGGTCATCTGGACCGCGCAGCAGGCGAACAGGAAGGCGCAGACCAAGGAGGTGCTCGGCCCGGAGGACATCGCGGACTCGACCGCGATTCAGAACTACCTGGACCTCGGCATCTCGCTTGCACGGCCGGCCACCGACCCCCAGAAGCAGGCGGTCACGATGGACGGCGCCGGCGGCAACGTGCGGGCTGAGACCGACAGGCTTCTCTCCCTCAGCTGCTTCAAGGCCCGCGAGTCGGCGCTCGCCGGCGCGCGAGAGACCATCTACCAGAATCCGTCCTTGCGTCTCTGGCAGTCGAAGGAGCAGTGCCTCCGGACAATGGCGCGCATCAAGGCAGAAGACCCGGTCGAGCACTACTGCCGCGGTGGAGGTGCCTAATGGGCCTCGCGGAGATGGTGGCGCAGATGATGGGACTCGGCGAGCCCAAAAAGCAGTGGCGGATCACAGACCCGGAGTGGCTCGAGTCCGAGCTGTCGAAGCGGTTCGGGACTGTCACGCGCTCTCACGGCCACAACGGCCTCGAGCTCATCTGCGACTGCTACATCTGCGGAGAGCACAAGCTCTCCGTAAATGCCGTGAGCGGGATCTACAAGTGCTGGCGCGGATGCTGCTCGGGGACGGTCCGCAAGCTCCTCAACAAGAAGGTGCCGATGACCACGGCGCCGGCCAAGAAGGTCGAGCGCAGGTTCGGCTACATCGAGCCCGGTACGCTCGTGCCCCTTGCGACGGTCGGCGACGACAACCCCGGCGCAGTCTACCTGAATGCGCGCGGGTTCGACTACCGGGCGCTCGGGCGCGACTTCGGCCTTGCGTACTGCTCGCAGGGGCGGAAGTTCTCGCACGGCCTGTTCTCGACCACGAGCACCGTGGTCGCGACGGTCGTGATGGACGGACGCGCGATAGGCTGGCAGTCCAGGCTCCTGTACGACCCTGACAAGCTGGACGACGCGCGGTGCGCCATGATGGGCTTCGCGTGGGACCCAGAGAAGCAGAAGTACAAGCGGCCGCCGAAGTACTTCACCATGCCCGGCATGGACAAGCGCGAGATCCTCTGGAACTACGACAACGCCCGCAAGTCGGACGTGGTCGTGGTGACGGAGGGCGTGTACGACGCGGTCCGCGTCGGCAAGTGCGCCGTCGCCACCCTCGGCAAGTACGTCAGCGACAAGCAGGTCGACCTGCTGCAGCAGTACTGGAAGCACATTGTTATACTTCTCGACCCCGACGCCTCTAAGGATGCCGAAAGGCTCCGTACAATGTTCGGGCCGACGGTAGACGTCGTGCTCGTCACGCTGAAAGGCTACAAGGACGCGGGCGAAACGCCCCGCGAGGAGATATGGTCGCAGGTCTTCGACGCATGCGTCGCGGCCGGCGTCGACCCGTCTAAATTCCGGATAGAAGTGTAACAAGGCCAGTTGATACACTTGCAGGCTTTATGTTATAATACTCGTGAACAACACACTGTCATAACAACAAACAGGCCAACCCATGTCAGATTCGCCACCACAGCAGACCCCGCTTGCCGGGATATGCAACACAATCCGCCCGCCATGCGCGGAGGTACGCGACTTCAGGGAACTAGCGCAGCTTATGGCGCACTGCATGAACTGCAGGCGGGACGTCGAAGGCTCCATGAGCCGAATCGGCGGCCGGCAGCTTCGGAAACTGCGATCCCTTGACGAGTGTTCGGCGGACAAGTGCACCGCGTTTCTGATGCAGGTCGAGGACGACTCGATGCGGCTACACCTGTCGTCCATGGCCTGGTGGCGTTTTTCGGCTGCCGAGGACAAGGCGGCCGAGCAGGTACGCCGGATAATGACTGCATGCAGGTCACGCGAGCCGGGGTACGGGACGGACTATATGCACAGGGCGCTCCGCGTGTTGAGTCCTCTGTCCCCTGCGCAGTTGGCGGTCTGGTTCGGGTGTGAGACCCTATACCAGGCCGCTGCTCTTTTCTCGGGAGACAGGCCTGCGCTCATGGGCAAGAACTGCCATCGGTGCCGGCTGTACAAGCTAGGGTGCACGGACTACGACAAACTAGGGGCCGACGACTGCCCGCTCTGCGACGACAAGTTCGTACAGGGGGTGGCGCTTGCCGTCAAGCGGGCTGGTGGCGTGTGGCGCAACCCGTGCAACGGCATGGACGACGACGGAAAGGAGAGCACGTGACGATGAGCATACGCACGCTTATGCGGGACGTGCGCTGGCTGGCGCCTGACGTGATGTGGCTGGTGGCCATCGCGGCGGCGTTCGCGGCGCTCGGGATTTTCGTAGGGTCCTGTATTCGCGGCCGCGGCGGGGACCGAGGGGACGGGCACCCGGACGCGTACATACTGGTGCGTGAGGACCGGGCGACCGTTCTCTGGGACTACCAGCAGCTCCCGATGAAGGACTGCGCGTGGTGCCACAGGACAGTGAACCTAAACCGGCACCATATCGTGCCGCAAGCCGCCAACCCGGCGCTCAGGGACGTCCGCGACAACCTCATCGTGCTGTGCCGGGACTGCCATTTTGTCCTCGGGCATAGATGCGACTGGAAGAGGTACAACCCGGACGTGCTGTACATCTGTACGCACTTTACGAACTGCGTCCGGAGCGCGGATACGAGGTACGGGGTAACGAATAACACGCCACGCACCGGGCAGCCGGTGCAGGTGCCGGCATATACGAACATCAACCAGGAGGGCATACTACACGTGACGAACGACGTCCCTGATAGTATGCGCTCTGCACTTGAAAGGATATTGAGGGATGAGCACTGAAATCGGAATGGGCCCGTTTGTGGCCATACAGATCGACAGGCAGAGCCTTCGCATCTTCTCTCAGGCGGACATCGACAGGCAGAACGTGGATGCGGGAAATGAAGTGCAACCATCCGACAAGGAGACTACGCATGGCCAAGAAAGTTAAGCGCATCCGCTGGGAGAACCACCCGTCAATAACGGTCGTCGGCGGAAAGCCAAGACTCAAGGTGTTCGAGGAGTACTTCGTGGAGGAAGACCTCCCGAAATACAAGAAGATCAGTGAGGAAGAGGCAAAGAGCGATTCCGGGATAAACGCTGCGAACATCGTTGTCGGGACTGCCGACGCGGCCGACGCGGCCGGCAACGGGTGGCTCGAGGGCGAGGGGGTCCCTGCCCGCGTGTCTGACGCGACGGCGGCCCGCGAGGCAAAATGGGCGCGCAACCGCTACATAAGGCTCAGGCTTGGTACGGACTCGTCCTCGCAGATAGATCGGCGCGGCGGATTCCGGGCGGCTGTCAGGGCGGCCAAGTCGTGGATCAAGAACAAACGCCCGCCCAGCGACGGCGTGTCCGTCGAGGAGACGTTCCGCCTAGCCAAGGAGGACGAGCTCCACGTCACGACTGAGGAGCTGCTCCGCAGCCGTGCGATCGCCGTATCGCTCGTCAACCGGTTCAAGCAGACCTGCCAGTTCGGCATGGCCAAGAAGGTCGAGGACCACCTCAACGTGCTGGCGGCAAAGCTTGCGCTCGCGCAGCGCGACATGTGCCGATACCTCACCGAGGAGCAGGCCGTCGAGTTCATCACGAAGGCCGAGCGCGGCGTCCAGGTCGAGTTCCTCCGGTACTATCCGGAAGTGATTCCGAACGACGTTGCCGTAAAGCTGGCCCAGTGCAACCTCGCCATGCTGTTCGACAACTACGTCGTCATGTACTACTCCAAGGACGTAAAGCCCGCGAGGCTCCTGGAGGAGGAGATCGACGAGGAAGAACGCCACAAGCGCCGCGACCCGATCCTCTTCGGCACGATCCGGGGGAGCCGCGACCTGTACTTCGTCGCAGACTGGGTCTACAAGGACGACGACCTGACGCTGGCGACGGTCGAGAAGGCGATCGGCACCTTGCCGACGCTGAAGGACGAGCAGATCGCGGACAGCCAGTACCGCATCGAGGAGCTGCTAAACGACGTCAGGCTCGACGTCGACAGAAGCATCGCAGAGGCCAAGGACAGGGGCAACTTCATCGAGCTTGAGCCGGCTCCGACGCCACCGGCCAGCCCGAGGCAGGACGGCGGCGGTGCGCCGTCGCAGCCATAGCGGGACACCACGATGAGAATCACAACTAGGCTCGCCACTGCAGGCGAGTCCGGCTTCTTGTCCATGCCTGCGATGCGGCATCCGGCCGAGTTCTACGCAAAGGACGGCCGGATAGACCAGGCGCTCGCCCGGGAAGACCTCGCCAACACGCCCGGAGTCCAGATTGCGTCCGACGACCGCGGCGACACCATCTCGTTCGCCGTCGAGCTGCTCGACCGGATGCGCAGGTGCATGCACGGGCTCATGAGCCACAACAGCGACGTCAAGTACGCCTCGCCCAAGGAGGGCGAGAAGAAGACGTCCGCACAGCGCAAGTTCGATCGCGGGCGCGTGACGTTCGTGCGCGTGGACATCCGCAGGAGCGCCAACCCCTCCGGGTTTCGCGTAAAGCTGTCCGCCACCAACCCCAAGGAGGTGGTCGGGCGGAGCGAGGAGTTCGCACGCATCTACGCCCAGGCCTTCGCAGACAACATAGTCGCGATCGCGGACGCGCTCTCCGAGGAGCAGCCCGGGATCGCGGTCGTCACCCAGGAGGGCGAGGGCTGCGAAGGCGTGTTTGCCGCGGCGCGGAAACGCAACGACAGGGTCGCCGCGAACATGCGCCACGAGAACTGCCCGAACCGGGTCAACGGGTACTGCAGCCCGTGCAAGCCAGACTGCGAGCTATACTGCAAAGGCAAATGCCAGTACGAAGACTAAAGGAGACCACAGATGCACAGCGAAAGATTCTCGCCGGTCGCGATGGCCGGACTCGCCATGGGAGCGATGGCCGAGGCCATGCCCTCGACCAGCAGCGGGAGCCCGTTCGGCGGCCCCGACACGCGCACCGACGCCGAGGTCAGGAGCCAGGCCGAGAACAGCCTGCCGCTCGACCGCAGGAACCGTGCCGTCAACCGCCGGCGCAAGGCCATCAGGGCCAAGAAGGCGGCGAAGAAGGCGCGCAAGGCAAACCGGAGGCGCAAATGAAGCCAGTCAAGGCCATAGATCTCGTGTGGAGGGCGCAGCCGATGATCGCCACGCTCCACACGATCATGGTGAAGCTCGCGGCGGACGCGCCCGGCAAGAGCGCGTCCGGCACGGTCGCCGAGGACTGCGAGCGCTGGCTCAACGCGGCGCGTATGCTGCTTGGCAAGAAAGGCATGCTGACGCCGCCGGAGAACCTGCCTGAGCCGCAAGAACCGCGCGAGCCCGCGACGCTGCCGTGCCCCGGCAAAAAGCACGACAACATTTTCGTGCGATGCAGTGAGTGCATGCGGTGCGGGACACAGAAGTGCCACCGCAAGGACGAGCACTGGCCGCACTACGTGATTCCCGGCTGCGTGGTCGGTGTGGAGCGCGCGGGCCAGTACAAGGCGGAGACGAAGCCGGAACCACACGAACCCAAAAAGGAGTAACATGCAGATAAAACTTACGTTCGCATATTTCCCGGTCCGCAACGAAGACGGGAAGCACAACGGCGACTTCGAGGTCAGCCGCCTCGACAACTCGTCGGTAGACGGCGTCCACACGGGCTGCGAGGCCTGTGCGGCGTTTGTGGCCGAACGCGTCGTGGCCGCCGCCCAGAAGGCGCTCGAGGAGTACAAGGCCCAGGCGGCGCAGCAGCCGGTGCCGCAGGAACCCAGTGGGGAGTAGCGCGCCATGGCACTAAACAAGGACACCGAACTGGAGCTTACGCGCCGGTTCTTCGACGGGGTGATGGACAGCATCGAGTCGAACGTCGACGACGTAATCTACGAAACCGTGGACCCGGAATGCGAGTACGAGGACGAAGGCCTCTGCGACAGGCTGAACTTCGACACAGTCAAGGAGGTAATAGCGCTGGGCTTCAAGGCGAAGTACGGCGCGGAGTGGAAACCCGAGGAGGCAAAGTCATGACATACGAAGAAGTCAAGAAGGCGATCGAGGCCGAGAAGGACCTCCCGCCCGGAAAGCGCAAGCAGCAGGTCCCGTGCGCGTACTGCACGCGCGGCGGGAACGGTGACAAGTCCTGCTCCTGCGGGATGTCGGAGAAGAAGTACTCGAAGTACAAGATGTGCTTCGCCGGAACGCTTCTACCCGAGGCGCCCGGCAAGCGGGCCAAAAAGTGCCCTGTCAAGCCCATGACGCTGGACGAGGCCATTGCGCACTGCGACGAGTGCGCGGATGCCACGCCGTGCGGGCAGCAGCACAAGCAGCTCGCAGACTGGCTCCGTGAGCTGAAGGCGAAGCGGTCCGACTCCAAGGAGCTCTGCGACGTGCTGCGCGACTGCCTGTTCATGGCGCGCAGGTTCGCGGCGCGGTCGCCAGCGACAGAATCGGTCATCTTCGACCCGAAGACGCGGAAGGAGATACGCACGCTCGACTACCGCAAGATCATCGAACGCGCCGTGAAGGCCCTCGAGGACCGCGGGGAGGAGACGGATGTGTAACTGCTGGGCGTGCGGAGCGGAGATACGGGATGACGAGGTAATCTACCCGCTCCCGGTCTACGACCTGAAGCCGGACGAGAAGGCGTACACCGTCATGGGGCATGTCTTCTGCTGGGACTGCTTCAGCGCGCTTGCCGGGGCATTGAACGCGGGAATCTTCATGATCCGCCACCCCGAGTTGCGCATCAACCGCGGTGAGAAGAAAAAGGAGGCTAAAAATGAAAGCGACAGTTGACGGAATCGTCTACGAGGGGACGGAGGAGGAAATCCGCCGCATCGTGGAGAACCCCCCGACCCGGCCGCCCGTGCGCATCAACGTCGGGCCGTCCGGCTGGCCGCCTGACTGCAAGAAAAACTGGGACGGCTCTCCGGCGGTGACCTGTGCCGCCGGCGGAGTCGGCGTCGAGCAGGTGGGAGTGAAGGGATGAGCGGGAAGACCAGAAACCCGTCCAAGCGCTGCAAGGTATGCGGCGGGAAGTGCAAGTCGAACATGCGGTACTGCAAGCTCTGCTATAAGGAGCGGAAGGAGGCGGCAAATGCCAGACAGCAAGCCTGATGACGCGAACGGAGCCGGCGTGGCGAACAGCACGCTGGCCACCAAGTGGTCTGTCGCCGAGATCCAGCGCGCCCTTGTCACGCACACCGGTGTCGACGAGTCGATCCCGAACGTCTCGTTCGGGTTCTTCAAGCGCATGGAGTGCGACCTCGTGCAGGTGACCGACGCAGGCTACCTGCACGAGTTCGAGATCAAGCGCTCGTGGGGCGACTTCATGGCCGACTTCAAGAAGGCGCACTTCCACGACGACGTCAGGATCATGCGCCTGACGTTCGTGCTTCCGGCCGAGTTCGCCGGCGAGAGGCTGAAAAAGTGGTGTGCCGACCACTACAAGGAGTTCAAGAGGTCGTTCGACTTCATGTTCTACCTTGAGGACGGTCCGACGTGCTCGTTTCCGCAGGCCAAATGGGTGCATGTAAGCGGCTACAGGTCCGCGCTGCAGCTCCCGGAGCAGTTCCGCACCGAGACGTACATCACGCCCGAGATGGCGCGCGAGATCCACAGGAACGACAAGGACGCCCCGTACCGGCGCAAGCTGTTCCTGGAGGAGCTGGTCAAGCTCTACCGCCTCGGCGTCGTCCGCCTCTGGCACAGGACGGCACCTACGGAGGAGGCGCAAGCCCCGCTGGAGGAGTCAAAGCCAGCCGACAACGGGCTTCCGGCAGGTGTACGGGCGGCAACCGAGGATGAGATCGCGGCAGGCGACGCGCGGTGGTGCAAGATGTGCGACCGCGCGGACTGCGCCCTCGCGCACAACGACGCACTCGTCCACGGGTGTAACCGAATGGTTAACAAAGAAGCACTGAGCTGAACACGACAAAAAGGAGGGTAGACATGAGCAAAGCAAACGGCGAAAAGGCGCGCAAGTGCGTGACACCGACAGTGACCCTACCGGACGTTGACATCACGGAGCTGGTGGAGAAGGCCGTTGAAAGGCAGGTAAAGGAGCAGGTTGCGGCCCGTATAGACAAGCTGATCCTGGCCACGATACACGGCAGCACGACGCTTGGCATCTGGTGCCCCCACCGGGACGACAACATGATCCGCCTTACGGAGGAGGCGAGGGAGCACATCCGCGCGGAGATCAGAAGGTCGTTTCGGGACGAAGTGCTGCGCCAGGTGGGCGAGATGTCGGACGAACTTGAGAAGTCCATCAGGCGGCGCGTCGACGAGAACATGGCCCTGTTCGAGGTCGGCCAGGGAAACTGGGTGTTCCGGATAATTGGCGAGCAGGTCAAAGCGCACGTCGCCAAGACGCTCGCGGCCACGGTCAAGGGACTGGCGCTCCAGCCCGAGGAGCCGCATGGCGAAGACTGACGTGCAGGACGCCCCCGAGATACACCGGTTCGACGAGCCATACAAGGACATCGGAGGGAAGCGGTGGTACAACGGGTGCGGCAATCCGCAGGCGGACGTCGTCTTTGTCGACTCGTGGCCCGGCGACGAGATCAAGCGGACAAACCGGCCGCTTTCGGACCGCGTCGGCAAATGCCTCCGGTGGCTCCTCAAGCAGGCCGACATCTCGGCGGACAGGTGCTACTACACCTACACGGTGAAGTATCCGTTCTCGGCAGGCAAGAAGCCGTCGTCGACTGACAAGGCGAAATGCGCCACGATGCTCGGCGACGAAATAAGGGCGATCGCCCCGAAGGTCGTCGTCGCGTTCGGTGCAGACGCATGGGCTGCCGTCGCCGACGCGCGCATGTACCCGTTTGCGTGCTGCCGCGGCGAGCCAGTCCCCACGAGCGCCGGGTGGATGCTGTTCCCCACGTACAACCTGCCGCAGGTGATGATGAACGGGGGAGAGGGGTACAAGGACAGGATGTCTCTGGCGGACATCCCGCAGCACGTCCTCGTCCATTCGGCAGTGCGGGAGCTTAGACTCGTCAAGCGGATCGCCGACGGCGAGGACCTGCTGGCCGCCTACGCCGCGCAGCGTCCGAGGTACGACGTGCTGACGACGCCTGAGGACGTCGACTTCGTCCACGAGCACGCCCTTGGCTTCCCGGGCGCGGACGGGCTCCTCTGCCTGGACTGCGAATGGGACGGCAAGAACTGGCTCGACCCGTGCCGCTACATCAGGACGATCCAGATCGGCTACGCCAAGGGGCAGGTCGCGATCGTCAAGCTGCACGAGGCCGGCGGACTGCCGTCCAATCCGGACACGAAGTCGGTGATGGCGGCGGTCAAGCGGTGGCTCGAGGACCCCAGGTTCGGGATCGTAGGTCACAACGTCATCGCGGACGGCGAGTGGCTCCTGCAGGAGGGCATAGACATCCGCCGTCGCGTCGTGTACGACACGATGCTCGGCGGGTACCTGCTCTGCGAAGACGGCCCGTTCGGCCTGGAGGAGGCGGCCATGCGGTACGCGCCATACGGGCGCTACTGCTCCGAGCTCGAGTGCTGGGTGAAGCGCCACGGCAAGGAGTGCAAGCTCGGGTTCGGCAACGTCCCGGACAGGATACTCCTGCCCTACGGCGCGGCGGACGTCGACTGCCTCAGGTACATCATGGAGGGCCAGCTCCCCGAGCTCGCGAAGATCGGCTACCTGGAGCCGCGCGGCGTGGGCGGGGAGTACCCGTCCATGCTGCAGACGACGCTGAACACCCAGCGCGTCATCTACGAGATCGAGGGCACCGGCCTGCCCGTCGACCGGCAGAGGCTCAACGAGCTCATCGACGCGTTCCAGGGCAAGAAGGCGGAGCTGCTGTCGCAGGTCGTCCTCGGGGCGGCCGAGGCTGGGCTCCCGGACTTCAACCCCGGGTCGTCGGCGCAGGTGCGCGAGCTCCTCTTCAAGAAGCTCGGGCTGCCGCCGGTCAAGACCACGGCCGGCAAGGACTGGGCCGAGGCCGTCGGCAACTGGGGCATGGACGAGGAGATGGACGAGTCGCCCGGGACGGACAAGCAGACGCTCGAGATCCTCGGCGACGCCCACCCGCTCGTCAGGACGCTCCTGCAGTACAGGCGCGTCGAGCAGCCCGTCAAGACGTGGCTTCGGCACGTGGACGCGACGAACACGGACCGCGGGCTGGAGGCCCAGCTCTGGGCCGACGGACGCCTGCACAGCCACATGTCGCAGCTCTCCACCACGAGCCGGTTCAAGTCGAGCGCCCCGAACGCCCAGAACTGGCCCAAGAAGGCCGAGGGCTTCATGGCCGAGATCTTCGGGAAGGACAACATGCCGCCGTTGATCCGGACGATCGTCGTGCCGCCGCCCGGGATGGTCATGATGGAGGCCGACTTTCAACAAGCTGAGCTATTCACTATAGCAAGCCTGTCTGGCGACCCTCACATGATCGACATGCTCAAGACCCCTGGCCGGGACATGCACACGTCCATCGCCGCGAAGGCGTTCGGCTACCACATGTTCGACGAGAACCACAAGGAGTGGACGGAGGACGACGTGGTCGAGCTCGTGCGCACGCAGTACGGCGGTGACGCGGAGAACAAGGAGTTCAAGACCTGGCAGAAGCACCTGGTCTTCAGGGACGCCCACGGCAACGAGCTCACCTACGCCCAGTTCAAGGCGGGGCCGCGCATCTCCGGCAAGAACGTGAACTTCGGGATCCTGTACGGTCGGGGCGGACGCGACACGGCGATCCAGGTCAAGGCCGAAACGGGAGCCGCCGAGTCGATAGACGTGCTGGCCGCGCAGCTCGACCAGGTCATCAAGACCTGGAAGGAGGTGGAATACCCGGTCGCGTGGGCGTTCATCGAGAGCTGCATGGCGAAGGTCTACGACCCGGGGTTCATCAGGAACCCGTTCGGGCGGATCCGGCGCGCGCCGTTCCTCCTCAGGGGGCAGCGCGACGCGGGGGCGGAGCGCAACTTCGCCAACTTCCCGATTCAGTCGACCGTCAGCGACGCGGTGCAGCTCGCGATGGACAAGATGCAGGCGTGGCGTGTCGAGCACGGGATGCACTTCGAGATACAAAACCAAATTCACGATGCAGTCATGCTGCACGTGCCGAAGGACGAGATCGAAGTGACCAAGTACATGTTCCACCACACGTTGGGGGACATCCACATACCGCTGGGGCCGGACAGATTCTTCACGCTCGGCGTCGACATCGACGTCTACGAGCGCTGGGGCCAAAAGGTAAAGGAGTAAGCATGGGAGACAGGGTTGAAGAGATATGCCGTGCGCACCGGGATTTCTGCGCGCGGCGCGAGAAGGAGGCCCGCCGCGGGAGCTTCTGCGGCGGACAGACCGTGGAGAACACGCCACACAAGTGCAAAGGCTGTCCCTACGCCTCCGACTGGTCGTGCCTGGTCAAGTTCACGCTGGAGTACGGGAAAGGGGCGGCGAAAACGGCGACTGGCCAAGAGACGGAGCCCGGCAACGCGCAGGCCGCCGAGTACATCGCCGGCGAGATGATCACGACGATCATCCACGACAGCGACCTGCTCGACATGGAGAAGGAGAAGGTCGCGCACGTGCGGGCGAAGCTGGCCGAGAAGCTGGTCGAGCCGCTGTGCAAGGAGGGCGCCGCGCTCTTCACGAAGGAGTTCATCGAGGACTTCTGCATCGGCGAGGACACGGACGTGCAGTCCATCCTCGCCGCGCACCCGAGCCTGCAGCCGGCTCACGACATGCTCAACGAGTTCTTCGAGGGGGCGTAGCGCCATGACTGCAAACGAACTGCTGCAGACGGTCGTCGACCGCGTGTGGGGCGTGGATGGCGTCGTCGGTATGCCGGGCACGCCCTGCCCGGCGCAGAGCCAGGACACGATCGTCGCGCTGAGGCGGCTGCTCAAGCGCTACGCCGGCGAGCTCGGGCTCGTCCTGCCCGCTCCTAAACCGAAGGAGCCCGGCGCTCCGGACGCCCCGGAGGAGCCGCGGCACGAGCTCGTGCAGGAGACGAACGCGCTGCCGCTAGTCGGCCCTCCGCCGTACGTAGCCGAGCTCGTCCGGGTGAAGGACGGCACGGTCGAGTTCACTGTCTCCGACGCGTGCGGCACGGAGCAGGACGCGCTCGACGGCATACTTGCGGCTGCGGAGAAGCGCGGGCTCTACGTCGACATGCACTGCATTCGCCACTGGATAACCCAGAAGCGCGAGCACATGGTCGACTTCGGGACGCACGGGGTGTACGGGCGCATAACGTCAAAGGGGGAGCCATGATCACCGGCTACGATGTAAAGCCGTGCCCCCGCTGCAGGGCGGGGCAGGCTTTCCTGCACCTGCAGTCGAAGCCGCCGTACGTCGTGCGGTGCGGCAGGTGCGGGGCGTTAGGCCCTGTAACGCAGTCCCCGGACGACGCCGTGACCGGCTGGAACTCGATGCACAACGAAAGGCGGAAAAAATGACACTAGAAGAATACGAATGCCAGCTCAACACAGCCATGGGGTGCGTAGAGGCCTTCAAGGACGTACTCGACGCCGTGGCGGAGGTTGACGACGTCGTCGGGCAGCCGAACGAGCCGTGCCCGGTCGCAAGCCAGGCGGCCGTGAAGCGCATCCGCCGGATCGTGCAGAGCCACGAGGCGGAGATCTGCGGCGAGAGGTCCGAACCGGTCCAGCCGCCCGCCCCAGCGGCGGAGCCGAACAACCAGCAGATCCACCACACCAGCTACTACCAGCTGCCGTGCGGCCTGTACCTGGAGGACTACATCGACTACAAGGAGCTCGACTTCAAGTGGGGCTCTGCGGTGAAGTACGAGTACCGCGCCGGCGCAAAGGACGGCGAACCGGAGGACAAGGACCACGGAAAGCGCAACCACTACATCTGCGAGATCGCAAACAGGGAAAAGCTGGCATACGACGCCGTGCTGCAGCACGTCAAATGGCACGTAGATGAAGCGCGCAGCTGGAACCCGACGCCGGAAGTCCGCGCGAAATACGCTCCGTACCCGACGGACTGGAGTCCGTCTGGCGAATAAACGACAAGGAGGCAATTCCATGGCAGAAGCAAAAGACGGCATCCTGGTTAACATGCTCAACCCAGACGGGAGCCTCAGGTGCAAGAACGTGACCGTAAGGGCCACGCGTTACCGGTTCGGCGGCGGCATCGCCCTTGAGGCGACGTGCGAGGACGGCGAACCCTGGGGTACCCTGACGGTGAACCTCGTGAACGCGGACGTCGAGAACGACTGCGTCCTCGTGAAGGACTATTCGGAGGGCGCGGGCAACGTCAGGACGCTTGCCACGGCGCAGATCATCGAGACTCCGCCTCTACGGTGGGAGCCGTCCGGGTTCGTCAAGATCCCGGTGTGCCGGCTCACCGAGAAGGGGATGGCGCTCGTAAAGGCCTACGACTTCAGGCAGGCGCAGGAGACGACCTTCAGGGTCGACGACCGCGTGTGCTGGACAGACCCCGAAAGCGGGGAGACCACGTCCGGATGGACCGTCACGTCAGCCCCCGAGCCTGGCGACGACGGGGAGATCCCGGAGGACGGACTCTATACCATAGTGAACGACTCCGGCTCCGAAGCGCAGGTGTATGCCTACGAGCTCACAAAGAAGGGGGCGGTCAATGGCTAAATACCGCGTCACCATCCACTCGGTCACGTCGTGGGAGGAGGGCAACGAGGCCACGGCCGACTGGTCCCACGGCATGCCGCAGAGCGAGATAGCCGCGGCCACCGCACGGGAACTCGCCGACAAGGTCGAGTCAGAAAAGTGGAACAACAGGATGAAGCGGCAGAAGAAGCTGCCGTTCGTCTGGGAGGACGAGGCCGAGGACGAGGACGAGGCGAAGTCGTTCGCCATGCAGGACCTCTACGAGACCCTCTGCCGGGGTGGCTATTACGAGCCAACGGACTGCGACTGTACTGTCGAGGAACTTGACGGCGAAGAAGAGGAGGAGACATGAACATCGACATGACCTTCGACTACGACAGGCTTCTCGCGCAGGCCCAGGACGAGTACGCCAAGGTCCTGGCGAGCGGAGACGCCCTGCTGATGGCATCCGCCATACACCGCCCCGACGAGGCGGACAAGGCTGAAAAGTTCAAGCAGGCGGTCGCGTCGTGGAAGGCGTGGTGCAGGAAGAACGTCGAAAAGCGGGGCGTGCGCCTCGCGCGCGACGCCACCAACAGGGACATCCCGGTAGGAATCGTGGCGATAGTATCCGGGCACGGCTAACCGGTAAATCAGAGAACAAGGAGTAAGACTATGGCAACCAAGACTAATGACAAGAAGCCGGAGAAGGTCGTTGTCGCCGACAAGGACCACCCCTCCCTCATCGAGGTTGGCGGGAAGATCCGCCTGCGCGTCCTGGAGGACTTCTACATCGAGCAGGAGCTGCCGAAGTGGAAGCGCTTCAAGGACGAGTGGGAGAAGTTCAAGAAGGCCATCGGGTTCTCGTTCTCCGGCTCCATGACGCCGGAGGAGGCCGAGAGCTGCATCAAGCGGCTCGACAAGCCCGAGGAGGAGAAGGAGATCCTCCGCAAGCAGGCCAGGAACCTGATCGCCATGGACAAGGCGGTGCAGGACGACCGGTGGCACATCCGGGAGAAGCACGAGCGCGAGGTGGACGAATCCGTCCTCAAGCAGGCGAAGTTCGTATCCCAGCGCACGGTGTGGGACAAGGTGCGGAACGCCTTCGGGTTGCGCAACCGGAAGACCGTGCCGGTCGAAGTCGCCATGGTCGACCTGTTCGACCACATCGAGCTGACCTCGACCGAGGACCTCGCCGCGCGCATGGCGAAGCTGAACGAGGTCGAGGCCGGGATGCGGCAGGCAGGCCAGTACAAGAAGGCCGAAGTCGTCAAGCAGCTCAAGGCGATCGTCGCCGAGGAGTCCGTCGTGATCGCGGCCGGATTCACGTCGTACGTCTCGGAGGACACGATGATCGACTTCCTCCGGAAGTCCGAGCGCGGGACGATGGTCGACTTCCTCCGCTACTACGAGGACGAGATCCCGCAGGAGGCCGTCGAGAAGAAGCTCGCCGCCGACAAGCTGATGGTGTTCGACAACTATGTCGTCGCGCACTACTCCGACATAATCCAGAAGGCCACCGCGGTCGAGAAGAAGGTGTCGGCGAAGGAGGAGAAGAAGCAGCGCGAGAAGCGCCGCGACCCCATCCTCTTCGGCGTCATCAAGAACAGCCGCAAGCTGTACTTCATCTGCGACTGGACGACGGACACCGACGACCTGACGCTCGAGAAGCTCGAGAAGGAGCTCGGGGTGACCCGCGGCAGCCTTGTCAAGGGCGCGGAGACGAGCGCGCAGGCCGCCTCGCAGTACACGTTCCGTGACGCAGAGGAAAGCGACGGCACAAACAACAGCGCCAGGCGGCGCATGGCCGTCGACGCCTACGAGCGCATGACCGACGCGATGGAGGACATAGCCGTGCTCCGCGGACAGCTGGACCGCGCGATCGGCACGCGCTCGTACCAGTGGAGCAACGGCAGCCTGGCCACAACCGACTCCGCACGCCCGTTCTAGGGAGACTGCCATGCGCGCAACGGTACAGGATATCGCAACGGGCCACGCATACGTGATCGGGATGCACTTCTGCTTCCCGCCGATGTACGTGACCAGCTCGACTGTGCAACGCGGCTACAAGGCTGCGCCTGAGACATGCTGGAACTGGACTGACGGGTTGCTGCACGCCGAGTGCTACGGCTCGAAGGAGGCGGCCGAGCGCGGGCTTGCCTCCCCCTGGGTACAGGCGCTCGTAGCGTCGCTCGACGACTCCGTCAAGCCCATGGTACAGGTGCTGAAGGTGCAGCTCAAGGTAGTGCCGGTTGCATGACGGGGACCTTCCCCCGGAGGCGTGCCGACCAGGCACGCTCGCGTCCGCACCGCGTTACGTTACGGGCCCGCCGTGGACATGCGGCCAGGAGCAATGCCCTGAAACTCGCATAAGGCGTGGGCACACGCCGTCCTCCGCAGGGAGGTGGACGCCGCCGATCGGCTGAAGGGCCGGCCGGCGGCGTCTCTCTGTACAATACAAAAGGAAAAATACCATGGACAAAGACATCACAGACAAGGCTGAACGCGTAAACGCGTCGGGCGAGCGCATGTTCGTCCTCCACTACTACGGCGGGTGCGCACCGCTCACGCTTGTCGACCCAAACCCGCCCAACGGCAGGAGCCAGAAGACCGTGCGGAAAATCCGCCGTCGCCTGTCGAACGCCCCTCGCGCAATCCAGCGCAAGTACAAGTTCAAGGCGGTGCGCCATGGCTGAGGTGCGGAAGATAGTGTGCGATGTCTGCGGTCACGACATCGAGACAGGCTACGTCATCAAGCAGGCTGCGCGTCGCCGCATCCGCGGCGGCTCGGCGACGCCCGAGAACTACCGGTTCGACCTGTGCACCCGCTGCTTCGACAGGATCGCGCGCGAGTGCAAGAAGGACGCAGCCGCGGCCAGAACGGCGCCGGCGGCCCGGCAGCAGCCAGGTATCGGATCCAGCCCTGCCCCGCGTCAAACCGAAAACAGAGGGGAGAGCACGAACAAGCCGTACCACTACGAAATCCCGGCTGCCAAATGCGGAGCCGGCCTGCCTGACGGCGTCGTCAGCGGCAAGTTCAGCACTATCGAAGAGTGCGTAGCCGCCTGCAAGGCAGACTGCGAGAAGCTCGGAGTCGACTACGACGACCGCGACGTCAAGCTGTTCATGACTGACGCTGACGGCGTGTGGGAAGTCACGGAAGAAGGCGAGCTCGCCGGCTGACGCAGCAGGGGATGCTGGCTTTTTCCGGGAGACTTTGCGCAATGCGCCCTGTAAACAACCAACAACAAAGGAGAAAACACAGATGAACATAGGCATGACACTTGGGGTTATACTGCTGGCGCTGGCCGTCTGCGCCATTGTCTTTCTTGTGCTGGCCGCGACGGTGTGCCGCAAGCGCTGGGGGCACGACATACTCGGCTGGCACGACTGCGACGCTGGCGGATTCGATGGCGTGTCGTTCACCGGGAAGTGCAAGTACTGCGGCAAGGAGTGCATGATGGACAGCCAGGGAAACTGGTTCTGAGGGGGTTGACATGGCGATAACGGACAACGACATAGCCCTTTTTCGTGAACGGGCTAAGACCGAACTGGCAAGCGGGTGCGACGTGAGCCGCCTGCGGTGGGACGACGTGGTGGAGGCGCTGTGCAATGAGGTGGTGCAGTTGCGCACGGCCGTGCATGGGGTGATGGACAACCTGAAGATCCATGCGGCGATTCCGTGCGAAACGATATCCATCAACCACGCGGAGATCGACGCGATGATAGCGGACTGCCGCGCAGCCCTCTCCGCGCCCCCCGGAAATCCTCTCCCGGCTGCGGCTGGAGAATGCGCAAATGAAGGGCCAGGCGGCCGGTAGGAGGACGACATGGCATTCGCAGACTACAAGGACAAGAAGCTCCGAGAGAGCGACGTTGCGTCGCACGCGGAGGTGCTGGCCGCGATGGACTGCCTCGTCCACCACCTGAACGACGAGGAGGCGTCGGAGGGCTGGCTGTCGAACCACCTCCCGGACGGCGACGACTGGCACCTGCTGGACGTCCCGTCGCCCGGAAAGGCGTGGGCCGTCGCGGCCGACCGCAAGCGCATATACGAGGACATGGCGCGCGACATGACGTACGGGGAGTACGAGGACCACGTGAGGGCGTTCGCCCGCATCGTCCGCAGCCAGTGCTTCGAGACGAAGTACAGCCCGCGGGCGTTCGTGTAGGGGGGACGCCATGATCCGGAACTACATACGTGAGCTGACCGTTACGACGGTCGGCCCCTGTGCGGCCGTCCCCGTACTGCCTACGACGCGAAGCGGCAAGGGTCCGTGCACGGGCTGCTGGTTCTTCCGCAGGGGCCTGTGCGCGAGCGTCTGGCCCTATGCCTGCAAGGGGGAGTACCGCTACAGGCGCGGCAAGCCGAACGACGTCCTCGTCGACACGCGCGGCGTGAAGTGGAAACTCGTGTGGGACGGCGGAGTAAACCAGATGGTCGTAGTCAAGTACGAGGGAGGTGCGAAATGACGATGGCGGAAGCACGTGAGGATCTCGGCATCGAGCAGCGCGAGCCGACGGCCGAGGAGAAATACGAGAAGCGCAAAGCCGAGCTGGAGTCAATCCTGGCCCGGTACCCGAAGTGCGAATGGGCGCGAAACGAGCTGAAGTTCCTCGAAGTGAACGACTTCGAGAAGCCGGAGTACCGAAGGCCTCTGCCGTCACAGGTCGGCGGGCACGGGGTCTGCGACGCGGCCGTGCACTGCGAGCGGGTCTACGAAGGCGGATACATAGACTAAGGAGGAAACCATGTCAAAGAAAAACGACGATGCGGGCAATCAGGACAGGGACGAGGACTTCGGCAAGAACATCGTGTTCGTGCTGCAGGAGACCTACAAGGACGAAACCTGCAACACCGGCGTGTACAAAAGCGGCGAGGCAATGATCGAGGGGCTGGCCGAGTCGGTCGCCGACATCTTCTTCGCCGACAAGTACTCCGGCAAGCAGGAGCCGAGCGACGAGGAGAAGGAGCTGGCGCGTGCCGTTGCTCTCGCCGTGTACGACTTCATGAAGCTGCCATGCGTGCCGGCGTCACGCGCCGACGAATGCAGGTTCTCAGAGACACGGTTCGGGTTCGAGACGATGGAGGTCGTCGAATCCGCCCGGGACAAGGGGGGCAAATGAAGGTCTGGACCGTATCGTCGCGGGACGACACGGACTGCGGCGACGACTTCTTCGTCGAGGGGTCGTACACGACCAGGGCGCTGGCCGTGGGGAAGGCGGTGGAGTACGTCCTCAACCGCATCGACTTCCGGCTCGGATTCGCACAGGCCATGGCCAACGACGAGAACCACCCCGAGGCGAAGTCGTTCTTCTCGGTGCGGCGCTCCGACGGGACCACTGTCGTCCGGAAGGGGTGCGTCGCCAGGCTGAAGGAGTACCTGCGCCGCGAGTTCGACCGCCGCAACGCATACGACATCAGCTCCGGCTCGGAGCGGTACAGGTTCGACATCGACGAGAACGGGCTGGCCGGCGAGGTCTGGCGCACGGTGACGTTCGGCGACTCTGACAACGAGGACCCGGAGTTCACGACCCCCTGGCCGGAGGCGTTCTCGACGAAGGAGGCGGCCCTCAAGGAGTTCATCGACTACGTGAAGGGCCTGTTCAAGCAGCACGGGATGCGCTATACCAGGAAGGACGAGACGTATATCCGCCAGCAGATCGACGCGTTCGGCAAGGTCCAGGTGGACCTCAACGACGGATGCTGCGTCTGTCTCGTCCTGAACCACGACGACGCAATCAACGTAAAGGAGTAACGATGGCAGAAGAACAGAGAAAGCAGGTAAACCTCAACCGCGAGGCGAACTACGGCGGGCTCGTCGACATGGACAGCCACGTGGCGTCCGTCGGGATCGAGATACCCGACGACGAGAGCCGGGACTTCAAGATATTCCGGCACCACACCACGGCCGTGGGCGACGACAGGATCGCCACCATGGCGTTCCGCTGGATGGCGAGCTCGCCCACGCTGACCGAGATACGCAGGAACACGGACTACAGCCCCGGCGCGAAGGAAAGCACGTTCGAGCTGAACCACCTCCTCGGCGCGCACGGCGAGATAATGGTCCGCATGAAGGCCACGTGCCGCGACGGCAAGTGCCTCCTGACGGCGTACGTGGACCCGGTAATATAGGAGGCGGGCGATGGCACGCATGACACGACCGACGGGGATGCGCACGCTGGAGCAGCTGAGGGCGCTGCACGGGCACGACTGCTACCTGATTGTCGACGGAAGCCGGGGCCTCTGGACAATGCCGGAGGGCATGTCGGAGGCCGAGGCCGTGGAGAGGTACGAGCACCCGAGCCCCGCGTTCGCCCGCAAGCCAGGGCTGGCCTTCGCGACGATCGTGTGCGTGCCCGGCCCGAACGGCCGGTCTTGCCACCGCGGATGGGTACGCAAAGGGTACAGCTGGGACCGCGACCCAGAGTCGCTGCGGGTAAAGCGGGCCGGACAGCCACGGAAGCCAAAGAAAAGTAGCAAAGCCATGGGAAAGCCGGAAGAGCACAGCGAGCAATGGTTCGATGACGGGTTCCACAACTGGATCCGGTCGTCCCTCATAGCCGAGTGGTGCAAGCGCCACGGCAAGAAAGTGCCCAAGGACGTGCAGGCCAATCTCGAGAAGGCGAGCACCTGGCTCGGCAATCTGACCGACGCCGAATACAACAGGCTGATACACTGAAAGGAGCAGTATGAGCGACAAGGAAAAGATGGACAAGCTGATGGCGCTTGCGCAGGCGATCGCCGTCGTAGGCAGCGGAACGCCGATCACACGGGAAATGAGCGAGATCGCGCACGAGGTCACCGGCCTCGGCACGGGGAGGTAGCCATGGCCGGTGACAACGGATTCTATGTCCTCGAGAGGACGACTTCTCGGAAGGGCGGCGTCCTGATGTACTGGACCGGCGTAGGCTGGCACAGCAGCCTGGACGAGGCGGCGCTGTTCCGCCACGCGGGCTTTGCGGCGGAGTACGCCAGGAAGCGCGGCTGGAAGCTCACGAGCGACCACCCGTACGACTCACGGGCGCACTTACTCGTCGCGCCCGTGTTCCCGCAGGTCTCAAACCCGAAAATCGGGTTCATGCGCTAAAAAAGGAGGCAACAATATGCCAGAAGAACTTGAAAAGACAATAGTGGCCTGGCTCAAGGAGCACGGCTACAAGGACGTGGAGAGCAACCTCGGCACCGTATGGTACAAGGACGACGAGGCCACATACTCGATCACCGCAACGCTCTGCGAGGGCTAGCCATGGCGAAGACCACGACCACAAAGGCGCCCGCAGAGGCGAAAGTCGGGCAGGTGCAGGTGACGTGCTACTCGCACGAGTCGTACGAGCCGCTGGGGAGCACCAGGACGCTTGCGACGTTCAGGGACGGCACCGACGTACTAGACCAGCAGCCAGCGCTCTCCAAGGCGCTCGACTGGCTGCACGACCTCCTGCTGGCCACGAGCGACTTCGACCTGCACTGCGAGCTGGAGAAGATACGGAAGGCGTGCGACAAGAGCGCCGGCAAGACCGGCGACGACCACGTGTTCCGCAGCAACGCCGACGTGCCGCTGTGCATCGTCAACCTCGTGCTCGACAAGTACGGGCTCGAGGTAGAGGATGACGGCTGATGGGCTCGGGCGGGAAAAGCGACCGCGGCGTGCGCAAGGGCGCGCCGGCGCCGACGTTCGCGGCCTACAGGCGCGAGCTCGACCAGCTCGCGGCTGCACGGAACGCGATATGCAGGAACACGCGGTACAACAAGACCGCGGAGGCGCTGGAGAAGTCCGGGCTCCCGTACAGGCTCGTGCAGGACTTCCGCGACTTCACCGGCGCCCCAGTCCGCGGGTACCGCTACTGGTTCACGTCCGACTGGGACGGCCCGGCCACGCTCTATATTCAGGAGACTGTTGCCGGCCGTGCGCAGTACCGCACGCCCCGCGCGGCGATGGACGCGCTGGAGCACGTCCTCAGCGAGCGCGCCCACGAGGCGCACCGGCGGGAGTTCTACGCCAGGCTCAAAGGGTCCAAAGGAGTATAAGGAGGTCCTATGGTATTCGACACATGGGTTGAGTGCGAGGACAGGCTGCCCGGCCTGAAGACGCGCGTCTGCCGGGTCTACTCGTCAAAGGCCCGCCGCGCCATAGCCGCCGACGGTCCGGAAAACGCCGCGCTCGCCGCGTTCTCGGGCTTCGTCCGCGAGTCGCGCAACGACAAGTTCAGGTTCAGGCGCCTGCACGTCCTGAACCCCGAGACAGGCGCGATGCGCGGATACCACGTCGCCATGCGCGACGGGCATCCGGTCATACGGCGGACGCAGGGGTACGGCGAAAAGAGCGCCCCTGACGAGATCGCCGTGCCCAACACGCTCACCGACGCATACGTGTACGACGAGGCGCTGCAGCTCGCCCGCGAGTGGCAGGCCGCGCAGGACCACCTGGACGCGGCGAGATACGCCGCATACGCCGCGCAGGCGCAAAAGAAGAAGGAGGGCGAATGAAGTCTATAGCGTTCGACCGCGTCAAGCGGGTCGTCCTGGAGGACGTGCCGCACATCGCGAACGTGATCGACGGGCCGAAGGCGCTGCTGACCGCGGTGCAGATGACGTTCGGTGAGGGGGAGCCGACCAGCCACCGCGCGCTGGTGGCGCGCGCCCTCGAAAAGGCGAAGGAGCTCATCTCGCGCATGGACGTGCGCTGCCTGGACGAGCTCCTCGAGTGGTGCCCCCGCGGACGCGACAACCGGCTCCCGGGCTGGCTGTACGAGGGCGTCGACGCCTCCCTGGAGGACGAGGGCTGGGTGCTCTACCCGAGGAGGGCCGCATGAAGACGTTCAGGACATCAAGCCTCGTGGCGCCGGTCATAAACCCCGGCACCTACTGGGGCTACTTCGGGTACGACAGCCTGTGGTGCGAGGAGGCGGCCGAGATCCGCGAGAACGGCGGGTTCGTCTGCGACGACTACAGCCACGAGACGTTCGGGAAGATGATGTGCATGGAGGCCACCAAGGCGTTCGCACACGAACGCGTCCTCCAGGACGTAGGGGTTGTCTCCATACGGGCGTTCAAGTTCGACTCGCCGCGCGAGTACAACTTCGGCGACGACTGGCTCGAGCTGGAGTTCGAGGTCGAGGACGACTTCCTCGACAAGGCCGAGAAGCTGATCTTCCTCCCGAAGTACAGGGACCTGTGCACGGACCGCATGCAGAAGACCTGGTGCTCGCGGGACGGGTTCATCTCCGACATGCCCGAGCCCTGCAGGAGGTCCAACGACATACGCCGTTTCGAGGCGGGCAGGTACTACGAGTGCCCGCACTTCGACGGGCTCCGGGAAGTGTTCGCGGCCCTCCGCGACGAGACGTGCGACGACGAACTGCACTACTTCGGCGGCATCGTGGAGCTCCTGTGGGTGATCCGGTCCGCGGCGGGGGAGTCGTGGACGGACGTCACCGACCGGCTGCTCGAGAACATACGCGGCAACCACTCCATCTCGGAGTTCTGCACGGTGCTCGAGGAGGACGACGTGGAGGAGACCTACCCGCAGGCAATGAACATGATCAGCGGCGCCGAGGCCGGCAAGGCCGATCTCGAGAGGCAGCTCGACAAGTACATGAAGTTCAACGTGCCGGAGGAGTCCAAGGCCCGCGTCAAGAAGCAGGCCGAGGAGCGCATCCGCTGGATGGAAGACTTCATAGGCGACGTGCGAGAGGCCGTCGAACAGCACCCGAACGAGGACCGCGTCAACGCCGACATCGACGAGCTGCGCGAGAAGTGGCTCGCCTACTGGGGCGAGGACGGGAACGTGCGAAAGAAAGACATCCCAGGTCAGATGACGATCGAGGGACTAGAATAGGAGGACGGCATGACTATGCTTAAATACGTTGTCGACGTCGCCGTGAGCGACGACGCCGACCAGAAGGGAATCGGGCAGGCGATCGAGCGCATCGTAGCCGAGCAGCTCAAGCAGGTAAAGGCGGCCGAGGTGCGCCCCGTCGACGGCTGGGGCACCGTCACGCCGCAGCCGGCGGACGCGATAACCGCGACCTCCCCGTCGAAGCGCGTGCGAAGCGGCAAGTACACCGTCGTGCAGCGACGCGAAGGCACGCTCGCCGGGAAGGCTGCACGCGACCTGGAGGGGCTATGACGTTCGACGATCTCCAGGTGGTCGAGCGGCACGCGATAGCCGTGGCGAACGAGATGGGCGTCCCCCACGCCCCCGTCATGCGCCCGGCAGAGTACGACCGCGTCGACATCGACACGACGTACATGCCGGGCGCAGACATCAACGAGTTCGTCGAGAAGCTGGCTCAGTCCATGCGTGCCCAGGGGTACGCCTGGGACGTCTGGCTCAACGGGCTTCTCATCTCGGTGTCGGAAAAGGAGGAGATAGAATGATGACTAACTTCGACCGTACGGCCGTACAGAGCTGTGTGAACTGGTCGTGCCGCGCCGTCTACCCGGGAAACCCAATGGACCTCGCCGCGAAGCTATGCCCGAACGCGAACGACCACGTGGTCGTTTCGGTCCCCCGTGACGTCCAGCCTCCGACCGCGCTTGCGGCAGAGATGAACCGCAGGTTCGGCGTCTACGGGGTGAGGTACAAGGCGCAGGTTGGTGACCTTGGTCGTAACATAGTGGTGAGGAGGACGTCATGCTACAACTAGTCATGAAGCCGGAAAAGGCCCCTGTGGTGAACCACGAGGGCCTCTACTCGGTGCGGCTCAACGGCGAGCACCTCATGTACGTGCGGGCAAAGAACGCCCAGCACGCCGAGAAGAAGCTGGTCTACTGCTTCAAGCGGGAGCTTACGGGCAAGACGCTCAGTTTCAACCTAGAGGCCTTCACGGAAGGCGGAATACTGGAGGACGAAAATGAAGATAACGGTAACGAGACCGGAGCCGGTGGCGCGGTCAGTGAACCTGCACATCCGGAGTGAGCGCGGCCTGGTGGTCGTCGAGCTGTGCAGCGAATACAGGCCGGACGTCAAGCGCAAGTTCCGCGTGACCGACGCCGCGGCTATGGTCCGCTGCCTGTCCAGGGAGCTCGAAAGCGTGGAAGTCACGGCTGACAGCGGGGAGGTGTACGTGCTTCGCCTCGAGCGGGACGGCCTATGTCACGTCTATGAGCGTCACAACGACGAAAGGACGCAGCGCACAGTCCTCGACGAGGACCACGCGGCCGCGCTCGCATGGGCGCTCAAGGCCGCGGTAGTGGACACAATGAAAGGATAACTACGATGGATACCTACAAACGGATTGCCGACGTACTGCGGAAGGACAACAAGCGTCTTCGCGACGCTCTTTCCGCGCTGAAGGCCGCGATACCGGACGCGACAGCGCAGCAGAAACCGCTGATGCTCTCGCTGATCGAGACGGCGCTCGCGCCTACGCCTGTGCCGCCCGAGCTGATCTCTGTGGACGAGCTCAACATCTCGACCAGGCTCAGCAACTGCTTGTACAACGCCGATCTACACACGGTTGGCGACATCATCGCCAAGTCCGAGTGTGACATGCGCCGCTACCGCAACTTCGGCAACAGATCGCTGATCGAGCTCCGTGCGGTCCTCGCCAGCATGGGCCTCTCGTTGGCTAAACCAGAAAGGGCAAAATAATGACGCTTAAATCAGGGGACAGGATATTCTTCGACGTGACCATGTCGCACATGACGCTGCAGGTCGCGTCGAAGGCAAATCTCGACAACGACAGCAACTGCGACCCGGGCGGACACCCCGTCGTCGTCGACACGGTGGTTCTGACGGGGGCGGACGTCGCCGTGCTGCTCGAGGAGCTCAGCTGCCTGGCGTACTCGAAGACGGTCGTCGAGGAAGGCCGTCCCGGCACGTCCCGGCTGCTCGTACGCACGGGGGCGAAGTTCCACGGCAAGACCAAGCTCGTCTGCGACAGCAACGAGATAACCATGACGCAGGCGGAGCGGCTCATGCTCAGCGACGCCATCAGGGCGCGCGTATGGAGGATGTTCCAATGATATGGATGCTTGTTGAGGCGTTCACCCTCACCCAGGACCACACGACGATCCACGAGTCGCTGTCGTCCTGGGGGCTTGCGTGCGCCAGCCGGCGCATCGCCATGCGCCAGCTGCGCGATGCCGTGCGCGAGCGCATCGTCGAGGACCTCGAGGGCTCCGACGCCGGCGACGAGGAGATCGACGACGCCGTCGAGGAGGTCATGTCCGAGGGCGTCAAGCTGCTGAAGCGCGGGTTCCGGTGCTGCTACTCGAAGGACGACCGCGAGATCGTCTGGCGGGTCTACCCCTGCGAGGTAATGGGAGGCGGCGATGCACACGTGTGACGGGTGCGTGTACACCCGCCCCGACGGGTCGTGCGCACGGGAGTACGACCCGATCGAGCAGGAGCGTCTCGAGATGGAGATGGAGAAGATCCGCGAGGAGTGGCGCGCGCGGTTCCGCAAGGTCCGCGCGTTCTTCCGCAAGCTCATGTTCTGGCGCAGGGGGCACGGGAAATGACTGGCAGATACACCGTCACCTCGACCGAGAAGCTGGTCTGCCAGATCGAGGTCGAGGCGACGTCCAAGAAGGACGCCATGCGCAAGGCCGACGCGATCCTGACCCACGGGCACTACAACTGGGAGTCGCACGGGATAACAATGAACGTAAAGAAAGTGGAGGGCCCAAATGACATGGGAGGAACTTAACGAAGCCCAGCGCGAGGAAGTCAAGCAGCGCATCCTTGACGAGCGGAACGGGAAACGCGGCGAGGGCACGTCGTACCACGAGTTCGTGCAGGCCGTCAAGCTCATATCCGACGAGGAGGCAAAGAAGTGGGCGGCCGGGATGGAGTTCTCGCCGGACGACTTCTCGTGCTCGGCCGGCGTCACGGGGACGGTCCACGAAGTCCGCGTCACCTGGCCGGTTAGCAGGAACTACCGCATCTGGGCGAAGTCGCCCGAGGACGCGGTGCGCGAGATGCGGGAACGGGTCAACGCCGGGCAGGTCTGCGTCTGGACCGACGGGTTCGAGGCCGAAGACGGCGACGACTGTCCGGCAATCGAAGTTGTAAAGGAGGCAGGCGATGGGAAGCATTGAAAAGATCGTCTACTACCCCGTGAAAGGGCATGACAACGAGAATAACAAACCGTTCGTGCGGTGCGGCCTGCACTACAGCAAGGGCGGGCACAACTGCATCTCGGGGCAGCCCGAGAAGCGGGGATACTACATCTCCGTGGCTCCGGTCAAGCGCGACGGGTTCCTCGAGACCTATGTGCTGTATACCGCAGGTAAGTGGCTGACGCTCGAGTGCGCCCGCCGCAGCCCGAAGCGCGACGCCGAAGCCCTGAAGATGTTTGACGAGACCCACCAGAACCTCGTCAGGAAGTTCTTCGAGGGCAAGCCGGACTACAAGGACATCGACTTTGCAAACCCAGAAGTGAAGGAGAGGAAATGAGCATACTTACAGTGCTATGCCCCGTGGCAAAGGGGTTTGTCACAACGCAGACCGGCGAGAAAAACGACTGTACACACGTAAAGTGCGAGATCAAGTACAGCCTCGGCGGACACAACTGGGGGACCGGCCAGGTCGACAAGCGGGGGTACTACCTGCACGTGACGCCGATCTCCAAGGGCGAGAACTTCGAGAGCTTCGCCGCGTTCACCGGCGGAAAGCTCCTTCTCTGCGAGTGCAGCCGCCGCAGCTCGAGCAGGGAGACGCTCGCCAAGGTCATGTTCGAGAAGACCGTGCGGGCGGCGATCGCGCAGCTGTTCGACACGGACGGGATCGACATGCGCGAGCTCCCGTTCCCGCCGGAACGCCGCATAGACAGGGGAGGCTGGGAATGAGGGATGCCACAGTAAAGGTCTTTACTTACGACGAACTCTCCGACGAGGCGAAGGAACGCGCCCTCAACAAGTGGTGCGAGAGCGAGGAGCACCACTGGGGGCAGGAGGTCCGCGACACGATCGAGGCCTTCGAGAAGGAGTTCGGGGTCGACATCACCGACTGGTCGTACAGCCCGTACAGCCACCGGTTCAGCGTAAGCATGGCCCGCATCGACGACGACGTGCTCGCCCTCAGGGGCAACCGCGCCAGGGCCTGGTTCTGGAACAACCACGCCCACATACTGCTGACCCCCACGCGCCACTACTGGACGCACGACAAGGACGGAAAGCTGTTCAGGGCCGTATCCGCCGACAGCCGCGTGTACCAGTCGAAGGTCTTCTACGACCGCGTGTACGACGGGACGTGCCCGTTCACTGGCGTGTGCTTCGACAACGATGCCGTGGACCCGCTGGCGTACTTCTGCTTCGGGACGGTCTGGGACGCCGAGAAGAAGACACGGCGCCAGTCGACGGTCCGCACGATCGCGGCCGACGACCGCAACACGGTCAGGAGCGTGCTGCGCGACTGCGTGGAGTCTCTCTTCCAAGCGGCCGAAAACGACTGGCGCGACCAGGAAAGCGAGGAATACTTCAGGGACTTCTGCGAGGCGAACGGGTGGGAGTTCGAGGAGGACGGAACCAGGTGGTTCAGAAAGGAGAAAACAGCATGACAGTTGGAGTTCTTACACGCATAGACCGGGACGAGTCCGGAAACGCGTCGGACCCGCAGGTCCGGGTGTTTTCGTCGAAGGCGGCGGCGAAGGACGCGATGATCGCCGACTTCACCAAGACCAAGAAGGAGAAGTTCCCGGACCCGGACTTCATCTTCGACGACGAGTGCGAGGAGGAAACCGCCTACATCGCCGGCACAGAGGACGACGGCGTCAACTGGTACGTGTCCGAAGCGAGAGTGGAGGGGTAGCATGGACGTCAACACCATGGACTGCTCCGAGACTGAGAACATCCGCGTCAAGATGGAGGCCGTCCTCGACTTCCGGGTCGGGGGCGAGTCCCACGAAGACCGGCTTGACTCGCTCGCGGAGATGTTCGAGAACCACACAGAGGACATCACGGAGGGCACGCTTCTCGGCCGCAGCATAACCGCGATGACTACCGAGTTCGTCGGCGGGCTCACGACCTGCGAGGCGCTGTCGAAGATGATGGACATCCTCGACTCGAACATGAAGCCGGACGAGATGGTCGCGAGAATGCAGGCGATCGTATGCACGCTCAAGGGGTGCAAGATGAGCCAGGAGTTCATCAAGCACCTCGCGAGTTTCGACAACCAGTAGAGGAGGAAACATGGAAGAAATAGAACAGGCGCCGGATCCGGAGACCCCGGAGACCCAGGAAACCTCGAAAGCCAAGCTCGACGCTGGGCTTGCCGTACACCTGAAGGCGGTGGCGCGGAAGACCATCTGCATGCGGGCGTACAGGCTGGACTACGTCAAGGTCTACTCGCTCGTCGACGACAAGCCGTTCATCCTCGCCGGCGGCGCGGTCTGCGGCGACAAGGTCAGCGACTTCGACCTCTACCCCGTCAAGGGCAACGAGTTCATCATCGACGTGGTCGGGGCGAAGGCGGAAAGCCTTGGCTGCAAGGTCCTGTCGCACACGGCCAACGCGCTGACGGTCGAGCTCCCGAACAGGCAGGTCGTGCAGTTCTGCAGGTACTGCAAGCCGTCGCTGAAGGAGCTGGTGAAGTCGTTCGACTTCACCCACATCCAGGCCGGCATCACGTTCTCCGGCTACGGCGATGGGCCGCATTCGTGCGACGCGTACTGCACGGACGGGTTCATCGAGGCGGCGGTAACAGGCCGTACGGAGTACGTCGGGAGCGAGTACCCGCTCTCATCCGTCATCCGCGCCGGAAAGTACCTCGCCCGCGGCAGGCTCACCCGCGTCGGCGCCGCAAATTCGGTTGTAACCGCCCTGGCCGACGTGCTGCGACGGGGGTTCAAGGACTACTCCGACTTCAAGGACCAGCTCGACGCGATAGACCTCTCGCTCGAGGACAGCAGGGCGGCGTCAACCCTCTACGACGTCGTGCAGAAGCGCGGCCTCATCGACAACGTGCTGGGGTGACTGTCATGAGACAGGACGACAACCTCCCGCCGGGCGCCGTCACAACGAAGTCCGTTACCGTCCGGGTCCTCCCGGACGGCAAGGTCGCGACGCAGACGCGGTTTTCCGTTGTCCGCGTCGGCGGCCACCGCTGGGCCGTGTGCGGGACGAACTACAACCCCGTCGAGGGGAAGTTCAACGCGTTCAAGCATGTCGTGTTCATGTCGCGGGTGCGCACGAAGCGCCAGGCAGCCATCCTGTGCCGCATGCACTTCCCCCAGCACTGGAACTGGTACCTGATCGACCCCGAGTTCGTCAAGAAAAAGGCGAAGGAGGCCGGCATCCGGATCAGGCTCGTGGACTACACCAAGAAGGAGGCAAAGCGATATGCGGACGCGTGACCGCAGGTACCCGCAGTGCCGGTTCGTCCGGTTCGGACAGTCGAGGTTCGAGCCGGTCAAGCGCACCGCGCTGGACGGGAGGGTCTGGTGGTGCCTATTCGACCACCGCAGGAAGGAGCACGTCCAGTGGTACAAGTTCGGGACGCGCAGGAATGCGCTTGTCCAGCTGGCCGTCGACTTCATGCACAGACGGATCCCGTACGAGCCGGATCCCGGATTCGCCAAGGACTGGCTGCTGGGGCGAACTCGGCACGAGATAACCTATCTCGTAGACCATAGGAGGCTAAAAGATGAAACAGTGTGACCTGAAGGGAGTCACCGGCAAGACGGTGAAGGGCTGGTACGAGTGGCTCCTGAAGGAAGACCAGGGCTGCTGCTCCGTGTACTTCGCGGACAACGACAAATACCGCTATTGCGTGTGCATGGGCTGGCACGACAACGGCACGGACGAGAACGGCAAGCAGCAGTGGGTCGTCGCCTGGAAGATCGGGCGCCAGACCCACAACAACATAATGCAATGCGACTTCGACGTGGACTTCGAGATGCCGTACGTCTCGGAGGCGGAGGCCGCGGTCAACCCGGAGCTCTGCGCGGGAGACGTGGACGACACGCTCGAGGTCGTCTCCGCCAAGGAGTGCAAGACTGTCTACTCGAAGAGAGTGTTCAGCGCACCGGACGGCTACCGCAGCTGGGAGGCGCTCGCGACGCATATCCGCAAGACGGCCCGCCGCGTCTGGAAAGACTGGAAAAAGGAGGTGGACAATGGCTAAGAAAGACGGCAAGAAGTGGTTCTACGTCGACATCGACTGCCACAAGCACATGCGCGTGGCGATCAAGACCGACACGGAGGAGCAGGCCAGGCAGGACGCCGAGAAGCTCGTGCGGGAGGAGCGCATCGACCTCACCGACGCGGCCGACTACGCGTACGGAACGGACGATATGACAGTCAAGGCGACACAGGAGGACCAGCGCCCGCCGAGGCGGATGATCAGGTTCAGGGAGGTGTCGTGGGACACACTGGAACGAATGAGATAAGGAGACCGCATGAAAGCCGAAAAGAAGGACGAAGCAATCGACCCGAAGCTGCTGCGCCAATTCAAGCGCTGGGCGATAAGCCTGCTCAAGGTCAACCCCAGCTACGTGAAGGAGCCGTCGCTCCTGCGCGACTACGTGCAGGGCCCCAACTGGGACGCAGAACACTGGGAATACGCCCACTACAAGGAGCGTATCGAACTGTACGGGCCCGAGCTGCTCGGAATGTTCGAGCGGCTCCGCGCGGGCAAGACCGAGGCTGGCCTGGCCGAGTACAGGTCTCTGCTGAAGGCCGCGGGAATCAAGGAAGAGAAACGATAGGAGGCGTAGGATGTTCCTTAGCGACACGTGGGACGAGTGGTGCTTCATGCTCCAGCTCAAGACAGGCGAACTGGTTCCGGTCGACCTCTCGTCGGAGGAAGACTGGGGCGACATCGAGCCCGTCCGCGACAACGCCACCGGCAAGCTCGAGTGCACGATCGGCAAGCACGACGGGGACTGCGAGGACGTAGTGGTCGGCATCGCCGGCGTCTGGGGGCGCTCCGACGAGCTGCTGAACGGGAAGTTCCCGCGGCTCGCCCCGGTCAAGCTCGAAGACTTCGTCAGCAAGCTCCTCGACGCCGGAGACGAGTTCCACGGGCAGAACGACGCGGCCTGCCTAAAGAAGGAGTACGGGCTGTGAGCGCGAAACCGAAATCGAAATACCTGTTCACGTTCGGGTGCGGCACGCCGCTCGCCGCGTGCGTCCAGCCCGTGCTGGCGAAGGACGAGGACGAGGCGCGGCACGCCATGTACAAGTTCTACGCCAGCAGGTGGGCGTTCTGCTACAAGTCCGGCGATTGCAGCCTCAGGCTCGAGCAGTTCACCGCACTGCCCGACATAGAGGTGAGCAGCTGCGGCGAGGTCTACGTGGTCAACCCGCTCGGCGGACTAAAGCCGCCCGTCCCGGCCGTGAAGCACGTGCAGCCGAAGCCCAAGTACAAGGTGCGCCTGACGCGGATGCTCAGCACCTGGGTCGAGGTCGAGGCCGACACCCAGGACGAGGCCGAGTCGAAGGCGTACGACGAAGCCGTCGGGAAGGCGAAGGACGACCCGTGCTGGTCCGACGACGATGACGTGCAGGTCGAGGACGACACGCACGTCATGGTCGACGGCGAGTGGAAACGGGCGCGGTTCGTCCCGAAGACGCTCGGAGGCGAAGGCGTGAAGCCCACACCGGAGGGCGACTGATGGCCGAGGAACTGTACGAGGCGGGGGACATGTTCTGCGGGGCCGGAGGGTACACCACCGGCTCCGTGGAGGCCCTCGTCGCAGCAAACGTGCCGTACGAGTACTGGGCGGTCAACCACTGGAACAGGGCGGTGGAGACGATGAAGCTCAACCACCCGAGGATCCACACCTTCGAGCAGGACCTCACCGTCGTGATACCGTCCGAGGTCATCCCAGGGCGGCACCTACACCACCTGCACGCGTCCCCGTCGTGCACGCACCACTCGAGGGCGTGCGGCGGACGGCCGCGCAGCAGGCAGCTGAGGGCGCAGCCGAACATCGTCCTGGACTGGTGCGACGACGTGGACGTCGACCGCCTGTCGATCGAGAACGTCCCGGAGTTCACGAGCTGGGGCCCGCTCGACGACGAGCTCAAGCCCATAAAGGCGCAGAAGGGCGAGCTCTTCAAGTGGTGGCTGAAGTCGCTGGAGATCCGCAACTACGAGGTCGAGTGGAAGATCGTCAACTGCGCCGACTACGGCGACGCGACCTCCCGCCGCAGGTTCTTCCTCAAGGCCGTCAAGAAGGGCCGCGGGAAGATCGTCTGGCCGGAGCCTACGTTCTCGCAGGACGGGATCCTGCTACCCCGCTGGCGCGCCGTCAAGGAGTGCCTCGACTTCTCGGACACGGGCAAGAGCATATTCAACCGCAGCCGCCCGTTAGCGGCAAAGACCCTCGAGCGCATCGCCGTCGGAGCCCAGAAGTACTGGGGCGTCGACATCCGGCCGTTCATCGTGCGGATGAACAAGAACTGCTACGCGGAGTCGATAGACGACCCGTGCAGCGCGATCACGACTTCCGGGGCGCACCACATGCTGTGCACGCCGATCGTGGTCGACCACTGCAACAACGGCGGGGTACAGGACGGAAGCCTGCCGCTCGGGACGCAGATGACGCACGACCGGTACTCGCTCGTGACGCCGCTCATCCTCGGGCAGCACAACGGCTCGCCCGCGAGGCCCGTCACGGACCCCTGCCCGACGATCACGACGACGTCGCGCGGGATAAGGCTCGTCACCCCGCTCATCCTCGGGCAGCAGGGAGGGTCTGCGTGCCGTCCCGTCACCGAGCCGTGCCCGACCGTGGCGTGCGGCGGGTTCATCCGCAGCGTGTACCCCATGCTGGCCGACGGGCGCATCGTGGACATCCACATCCGGATGCTCCGGCCCGACGAGCTCGCGAGGGTGCACTCGTTCCCGGACGACTACGTGATAACCGGCAACCGCACCGAGAAGGTGAAGCAGATCGGAAACTCGGTCCCCGTCATGACGGCGAGGGCCATGATGGCCGCGGACCTCCGTGCGGAGGGATTCGCGGCGTAGAACCAGGAGAAAGGAGGAGCGATGACAGGCCAGGAGGCTGAGCAGCTCGCGGAATGGGTCCGCGAGAACATAACGGACGGGAAGTACGCGGAGGACAGGGACAGGTACCTGCCACTGCACCACGACGAGACCTGCGGAATCGCATGGGCGCGGGAAAAGATGCTGCGGCACCTGAAGGGAGGCGGAGATGAAGGCGAAAAGACGGAACAGGCCGAAGTTCACGAAAGTTGAAGGAGTGCCCTGCTGGGCCTCCTCGTACTTCGCGAACGCCGACTCGAGCGGGCTCGACGACGAGGACAAGAAGCTCGTCACGGACTACGAGAAGAAGCTCCTGAAGGAGGGACTGAAGCTCGTGTACCCGATCGAGGGCACGCGCAACGAGTTCAACTCGTGCCCCGCGTTCGGGCTCGCGTGCGACACGGAGGACTGGGTGGCCGAGGAGCTGCCGCCAGACCGCATCGTGTTCCGGAAGTACTGGAACATGCACGACCGCCGGTGGGAGCCGGTCGCGTTCCTGCCGGACGCCGCTGCGAAACAGGGGTTCGTCATGTCGTACGAGCACACGGGCCAGCACTCGGAGGCCAGCCTCGACTGGTACAGGCGCGCCACCAAGCCGTGCCCGGAGGGCGAGTACGCGTGGCTGCGCGACGAGATGGTCGTGCACTACGGGTACCGCCCGCGGGTAATGAAGAAACTCATACTCAGGAGGGGCTGATGACGCTGCAGGAGGTAATCGCGAAGGCCGACCCGATATCGCTCGGCCGCGTCGTCTACGTCAGCATAAACGGCGAGGAGGCGGTACCGGTCCGCTCCGTCGCCGTAGACGTGGACGAAAACCTGGTACACCGGATCATCCTCACAAACACGGAAGGAGAGAACAATGGCTAAGGACAAGGGAATACCAATTTCGCCGAAGCACGGGCTCAACCCGTCGCTGGCGACATGTTTCTGGTGCGGGAAGCCGATGGGCGTGGCCATCATCGGCAGGATCCGCAAGGACGGGGACAACGACGCGGAGGCGCCGCGCGAGGCGTGCTTCGACCTCAACCCGTGCGACGAGTGCAAGAAGAAGTTCTCAACTGGGGTGCTTGCCATAGAGGTCGTACAGGACGGCTCGAAGTTCGGCGGCAACACGCGCTTCGCGCTCCCCGTGAATGGCGGGGAGCCGATGTGGCCGACCGGGCGCTGGGTGGTCATAAGGCCCGAGGCCATGAAAACCAACCAAAAGGCCGGAGACAAGATCCTCGTCAGCCCCGAAGTCATGAACCGGCTGCTCGCGCCGGTCAAGGGGAAGAAAGGGAAGGCGAAATGACGCTCGCAGAGACGATCGAGCTCCTGCGCGACCACTGGAGCGGGAACGTCCGGACCGACGGGCGCACGGTGAAGGTCTCCGTAGGCGGCATGACGGGGGACCTCACGCGCGCCGAGTGGCGCTATGGCGACCTCGTCCTGGTCGCCGACGCGCCGGACGCCGGGACGCCGGGGGAACCCGCCGCACGGAGCGGGCAGGATGAAAAACACAGGGAGACACTATGAACAAGTACAGAAAGCGCATGCTGCTCTGGTGCGTGCCGCTGGCCGCGTGCGGCTGCGGAGTGTCCGTGGCGCACCATTTCGGAAACAACCCGGCGTGGGCCGCCTGCCTCGCGGGCTGGCTCACTAGCATCGTGATGTGGGCGTACAACTTCGTCATGTTCATGCGGGAGAAGTGACATGCCCAGGATCACGACGAAGAAGCTGGACGAGCTGAAGAACCCGACGCTGGAGGACCTGCTTGCAGTCATGAACGACGGGAAGTACGACAGGTTCTTCCTGCGGCGCCCGAGGGAGTTCCCGGACGGCAGCCGGCAGTTCATGACCCGCAAGGGTAACAAGATGTACGATCGGCTCACGTCCATCCTGTACGCCGTGGCACGCCTTACCGACGTCGACATGGAAAACACCGTCGAAACGCTGGACACAATAGTGAGGGACGAAGCATGACACAGTTTGTATACTACGTGCTCGTGGAGGAGTGGCTGTACCCGACCGAGTCGGGGCACGACACCTGCGAGCACACGTTCGAGACGCCGGACGACGTGCTGGCGTACGCCGCGAAGAAGGCGGAAGAGGAAGTCGCCAACTTCCGCAACGCCACGAAGTGCGACTGCCTGCCGCCGGCCGTGTACGAGCCCGCGGAAGGCGACGCTGGTGGCTACATCATCACAACCAAGATGGGGCTCGAGCCGTGGTACTACGCCTGCCGCGTGTTCAAGATCGTCCCGATCTCGCAGAAGGAGGCGCGCAAATGACCGACATCAGGCTCAAGACCGACGACATGCACTTCGGGGACCGCCTGAAGAAGTTCCGGGTCCGGGCCTCCGTCGAGCTCTCGTTCTCGATGGAGGTCACGGCCCACCACGAAAGGGAGGCCAAGCTCGTCGCCGAGCACTTCTGCGAGGCCATGGGCGGCCAGCGCTGGATGGACCTGGCGGAGAACAAGCACATGACATTCGAGAGCGAACCTCTCGGGAAGGAGAAGGAAAATGTCCGCAAACCAAAACGCTAAACAGGGCGGAAAGGGCGCCCCGGCGCCAAAGCTCCGCGACGTACTGGAGCAAACGCGGTGCTACGTCAGGCTCGTCGTGCGCGACCAGCGCGGCAAGAACGCGTCCGACGCGACGACCATGTCCGCGCCGAGCGGCGCCTCGCTGATAGACCAGCTCGAGCACTCGCGCGTGCTGGCCGGGAAGGCGCTGCTCGAGTGCTGCCCGATACTCACGCTGGACGATCACGAGGAGTGCGCCGTCCTCGTCGCGACCGTCTGGCCGTTCGGCGACGGGGAAAGGGGGCGCTGACATGGGCCGCCGTGGATACGTGATGACGCGGCAGCCGGAGTACGGCTCGTGCGTCTCTGACTGGGCGCAGAGCTCGCTGTGCGAGTTCCTAACCGGGAGGGGGCTCGAAGTCACGGCATCCGGCACCTCGGACTTCGTCAACGTCGAGGACGCGGACCACTGGGAGATACAGATACCGGAAAGGCAGAAGGGCAGGGGCAGGAAGCGCAAGTGGTTCGTCGACTACGCCAGGGTCCTGGAGGTAGCCGCGCAGCTCCGCAGGCGGCCGGGATACGTCAAGGACATAGACGGCGGCGTGCACGGCGAGCAATGCGCCGAGCTCCTCAAGCAAGGCGTCGCGGCGGCTCGGAAGCAGAAGATAGCCACGATTACGATCGACTGGTGGTGAGCCATGGCCAGACGCAGCAGAAAATTCAACATAACCGGCTGCCAGGTCACGACAGCCGGGGTCACGAGCGACGGCAGGTACTCGCTTGCGATAAACGAAGTAAACGGGGTGCCCTGCCTGTGCGTGCACAAATGCACGCTGAAAGGCGGCCTGCACATGTCGGCCATGGACGACAAGTCACTGGTCACGTGCATGGACAGGAGGACCGTCGCGGCGGCTCTCGAACTGCTCGACGGGCCCTTGTGGGCGTGTCAAGGCGGAGGTCCACATGAAACTGAGGCTGTGCAGGCGTGACTGCCTCGAGGTCATGCGCGAGCTGGGGGACGCGTCGGTGGTCACGGTCGCCGACCCGCCCTACGGCATCGGGCGCGACTGGGAGAAGCGCGACTGGAGGGCGCGCATGAGGTACCGGGACTGCCAGTACATGAACAGGCGGCCGGATCCCGAGTACTTCGCGGAGATGAAGCGCGTGTCGAGCAACTGGATCATCTGGGGGTGGAACTACTTCACCGACATGCTCGAGCCGACGAACTACCTGCTCGTCTGGGACAAGATGGCGCAGCAGAGCGCCACGTTCCGGTACTCGAAGTGCGAGATAGCCGGAACGTCGTACAGGATACCGTGCAACCTCATCTCGCTCGGGTGGGACGGCTACCGCATGGGCGAGGAGACCGGCACCAAGAAGATCCACCCGCACCAGAAGCCGGTGGCGCTCTACCGCTGGTTGCTGCGGACGTACGTCGCGGGAAGCTCCGGGCCGTACCTGCAGGACGTGACCGTCCTGGACCCCTTCATGGGGAGCGGGTCGTGCGCCATCGCGTGCAAGACCGTCGGCGTCGGGAGCTACATCGGCTGCGAGGTCGAGGACATGTTCTTCGACGCGGCCGAGGCCCGCATACGCGCCGCGTGCACGGACGGGGACGAGATAACCATCGAAGGAAAGGAACAAATGCAATGACACCGAACCCGTTCATCGAGGACAAGAGCCACTATGGCCCGATGACCGTCCGGCAGCTCGTGGAGATCGTCGGCGACACCGGCGAGTTCCCGAAGGGCCTGGACACGCGCATCTGCATCGGGGACGTCGAGGGCAACAACGGCGTCAACCCGAACATGATGGTCACCGCCCACAAGCCGGGGGACATCGTGCTTTCCATAGACCCGCACGAGGGCGACGAGGAGTACGACCCGGAGGAGGACGCAAATGGCTAACGAGACATTCGACGCAGCGGCCGAAAAGGCCAGGCACGTCATGTGCGGAGACCGTGAAGGCATATTCACGTGCCACACGGTAGACCCGTACGTGGACGCGATGGCGGCGGCGCACGCCCGCGAGGTACAGGCGCTTAAAGAGGAGGTGGCCCAGCTCAAGGCGCTCCTGCGCGGCCTGAGGAAGATCGCGCGCGGCGTCCCTACCACGAGCCTGAACACCCCGTGGATCTCGCGCGGGCGACTCGTGTTCCCGGACTCGAAGCACGCCGACGCAGGCGACATAATCGCCACGTTCGAGGACGTGGACGGCGTGTCCGCCTGCGAGACCGTGTGCGCCGTAAACGCGTTCATCGAGCTGCGCGACCACCTCGACAGGCACTTCCACGACAAGGAGGCGACATGAGCGACGGACAAGACGAGACCCTGTACGGCGAGGACCGCCGCAGGGCGTGGGATGTCGCGCAGAGCGAGCCGGACGGCGATGCCTGCGACAGGATCGTCGACGCGATCTTCGCCACCCTCGGCACGACCAAAGCGCACGGCGTCGAGGCCAGGGACGGCAAGGTCGAGATCACGTACAACAACGGGTTCGGCCCGACGTGCGCCGTCGACGACGTCATCGAGCGGATGACGGTCGCCGGCTGGAAGAAGGTGTGCTGCGAGACCATGCGCAGGCTTCTCCTGAAGTGCGGGCGCGGCGATCTCGTGCAGCGCTCGCTCCGGGCCAAGGCGTACCCGACGGTCACGCTCGTCCCGGAAGACGGCACGCCGATCATCGCAACAGTCAGGCTGTCGATGTGGATGCCGAAGCGCGTCCGGGAGGCGTTTGAGCGGTGCGAGCGGAAGGCCGCGAAGGCGAAGGCGCGGCGCACGGCGTCCCCCGGGCCCCTGCGCGGCGAAATCGTCCCGTACGACCCGACAAACATCGGAGGCTGCTGATGGGCACAGGACGAGGAAGGACGCTATACTACCGCACCCGCGGCCGCCCCGAGGTGGTGCGCGCGCTGGAGCGGAGCTGCGTCGGGTCGGCCGGGCCGTACCCGAGCATAGCGGGAATGCGGAAGAAGTACTGGGGCAGGAACGCCCTGGTCATACGGGCAGGGGCATACGCCTACTACATGGGGCCCGATATGTACGCAAACGGACAGAGGTGAGACATGAAATTCCAGACAACAGACGAAAACGACATCAAGTGGATCGCGAACCCCGAGGGCACCGCCGTCGAGGATGAGATCAAGATGATGAAGGACGCCGGCAAGTGGGAGCAGTTCCTGCAGCTGGAGGCCGACAACGACGGTGTCGTCGACTGCGACGCGCTGTACGAGCGACTGCGCCACGAGGGCCCAGAGGCCCTGCTGTCGGTCGGGCTTCACTACAACGAAGGGACGGCCACCGTGGCGGAGGTGATAGCCGCGTGGGCCGAGGAGCACAAGGACGAAGGCCTGAAGGTCTCGTACTGCGCGGACGGCAAGACGCCCTCCGGGCTCCAGCTCTTCAACTACGGCGGGCGCATCGGCACGAGCCTCGAGTTCGAGTCGGTGAACGAGGACGGGGAGGTCGAGGAAGTCAGCCTAGACCCCGACGAAGTCCTCGAGCTTGTCGGCGACAAGGCAAACGGGAACGCGACCGACGGCGCGTGGACTGGCATCGACACGGAAACGGCCGTGTTCGAGATGTGGATCGACAACAGATAGGAGGCAGACATGACGCGCAAGCAGCTGGATGCCGCCGTGGCCGACATAAAGAAGGCCCTCGGCGAGCACATGGTGGGGGACGTGATCAGGGACGCGGAGAAGTCCGACGGCCAGATAGGGTTCGCCACCGACGAACTCGACGCCGGACCCGACGTCCGCGGGAAGTGGTGCGACACGTTCGAGCGCATACTGGACGAACACGGGCTCGACGAGCTCGTGTCCATGCCGTTCCCGGTGCAGGGCAGGCTGGTGTACGTGATCGCCGGACTGCGGCGGATAAAGGACGAGGAGGACTGAAATGGCACGCGTGACTACCAATCGTGCGACGAGCCGCGGCAACTTCCGCCTAACCAGAGGCGAGGCATTTGCCGTTATGATAGCACGGATACATAACATGACAGAGTCTCTTGCAGGGTTCATGGGTCGCCGCCCTGCCGGTAAAACAGGACGCATAGAATACGGGGTATACGTAGACGGGAATCTGCGCGCCCTGTTCGAGACACGCAGGAAAAAAGAGGCGCAAAGGCTGGTGAAAAAGTGTAAACGGGCTTGGCGCGATGAGCACGATGTAAAACTCAAGAAGGTAGTGGAGATTGACTACCGCTAAGGGGGACGGAGATGACAAAGGAAGACATACCTGAGAAGCTGCGGCCTTGGTGGGGCTACGAGTTCTCAAGCGGCGGAACGACCGGCCCGGACTACAAGCAGTTCGAGAACGCCTATGCGCGCTACCTGCGCAAAATCCTTCCCGGCTACAAGGTCGACATGCACCGGAACCACTACGAGTTCTCGGCCGTCATCAAGAAGCCCGGGAACGGCGCCGTGCGCGACAAGTTCGTGTACCTGGCCATCAGCGACGTGCGGTTCTTCCCGCACCGCTGGGCGGACAACATCCTCGTCCGCACGATGAAGCACGCCAAGGACTGGACCGGCGGCCCGAACACGTACTGCACGATCAACGGAATCGCCGACCGCGTAAACGAGCTGATGGGGAGGATCGCCGCATGAGCACACGTAACTACGCATTCTGCGACCACGGGCTCCTGCTGAACAAGCTCGTCGACGACGAGGACCTGCTGCAGGAGCTGGCCGAGATCGACGTGATCGAGTCGCAGTTCTCGTTCACGGGCGAGGCGTTCCCGATAAACGACGACGGACACGAGGACTGGGGCCACGGGGACCCGCTCAACGACGAGACGGTGTACTACCTCTCCATCACGCACAAGCCTGGCCTGTTCAGCCTCGCGTACAGCGGCATGGACGAGCTCGTAAAGGACCTGCAGAAGCAATACCAGAGGGCGCGCCGCAAGGACGACCGGCTCCCGAAGCTGACGGCCAGGCAGATCCGCGCCAATCTGCGCTCAATACAGGGCACTTATTACGGATGACCGGAACGCAGGATTTTGGTATAATACCGCTTGCCCACGTACTAGGGCCGAATACAAACAAAACAACACACAAAACAACACAAAGGAAAACGAAAATGGGATTCAACTCCATGTTCAGCGGGCTCGCCGAGGAAGGCGAGAACTCCGACAAGATCTTCACCAAGAACGGGGTGAAGACGAAGTTCATGAGCGGGAAGCAGCCGATCACGTTCAGCATCCTTCCCGCCATCGACCCGGCGAACCCGGACAAGCGCATCTCGTACCTCCCGGCCATCCTGCCCGGTGATACGCCGCAGCTCTCCAGCTGGGGCAACGGCGCGCACGTATACCGCAGGCTCGGCCGAGGCGACTGGAAGGAGCGCTACGACATCGTGTCGCTCAGCTCGGTCGGCGAGGAGTGCCCGATCGACATCGTCCGCAAGGTCGCCAAGTCCGACCCGACCTGGCAGTACCTGACCGACGACGGCAAGTTCGGCGACCCGAACCGCGTCCCCGCGGTTCTTCCCGCGAAGAGGCTGTTCCTGTTCTGCAACGTGTACCTGCCCAACGAGGCTGAGCGCGTCGCGCACATCGGCATCTTCTCGAAGAGTGTCGCCAACGAGCTGGTCGGCGAGAACGGCCTCGTGTTCCAGCCCTCGCCCAGCGCCACGGCCGAGCAGGTCGCTGCCAACTACCTGGCGGCGTATGCCAACGGCGACATCACCGCGCCACAGGGAGCTCCTGCGTTCGTGGTCGAGAAGGGCCACGACAAGGGCGAGATGTCCGGCTACACGCTGAAGTTCGCGCTCGACGCGAACCGCCGCGTGCTCAGGATCCCCGCAACGCAGGACATCATGGCCACCCGCTACGACCTGAACGACCTCAAGTCCTACCTGAACATCCTGTCGGCCGAGCAGATCGTCAACATCCTGGTCCGCGAGCTTACCGGCCGTTCGCCCGCCGGCTATCACGAGTACGCGCTCCTGAAGCTGGCGCTCGGAGGCAAGTACCAGATCCCAGAGCCCCCGTCGGCGCCCGCGGCCACCAACACGATCCAGAGCGGGTTCGTCCCCGAGCCTGCGGTGCCTGCAGCTGTGCCCGTGCCTGACGCTACGGCTGTTCCGCCGGCAGCCGCCGTCCCGCCCGCTGCCGCGGTTCCGCCCGCTGCGCCTGTGGCTCAGGCCGTTCCCGCCGTGCCGCCCGCCGTGCCGCCCGCAGTCCCGCCCGCCGCTGCGGTCCCTGCCGCGGCTCCTGTGCCGCCGCCCGCCAACGAGGCCGGCGCCGCGCTCGCCGCCGCCGTGAAGGCCGGCGCCGCGCAGCCGATGGCCCCCGCCCCGGGCACCGTTCCCGGCGACGCGGTCCCCGCGTTCGACAAGCAGGCGTTCCTGGCCCGTCTCGCCAAGGGAGGTAACCCGTAATGGCCAAGAAGGAAAAACTGGTTCCTTCGGGGGCGCCGATCCGGAAGGGGTCGGCGCTCCTCGAACGGCTCCGGGCCAACCACGACAACGTCGACACGTCCGCCTCCGCAATGGAGCGCGTGTCGTACGTCGACGTGTGGAACCCGGTCAAGGACCTGCCGTCCATCGCGATGGAGTACCTGATCGGCGCGAAGGGCTGGCTCGCAGGCCGCATCTGCCAGGAGCGTGCGAACTTCTCGAAGGGCAAGTCGTCCTTCATGTACCTGCAGTACGGCGCGGCGCAGAAGCGCCACGGGGCCTACTGCATGCACGTGGAGACCGAGGGCGCGTGCTCTCCGGCCGACTGGGTCGCGTCGTTCGGCTGCGACCCGGAGGAGCTCATCATGAGCGAGACCAAATCGCTCGACGAGTGCCTTGCCCTGATCGACGAGGTCGTGTGCGAGATCCGCGGCGGATTCGGGGGCTCCGTGGGGGACTCCGGCCGTGCGTCCAAGACCAAGTACACGGACCCGCTCGACCCGGACATGGAGCACCCGATCATGATCGGAGTGGACTCCCTGTCGCAGCTGGCGCAGGAGGAGAAGGTCAACCAGGACGTCGCGGACATGAGCAAGACGTCGCAGCCGGGCCTCATGGCCAGGAAGATGCGCGAGTGGTTCCGCCTGCGCGTCCAGCGCATGCGCCAGTGCAAGGCGTGCCTGTTCCTGACCTCGCACGAGACGCAGAAGATCGCAACCGGCCCGGCCGCGTTCGCAGGCCCGCAGAAGACCTCCGTCGCGCAGGACGCGGTCGGCATCTCCGCCACGTACGCGTATGACTTCTCCGCCAAGGACCAGTACGACCCGCGCACGGGTGACAAGACCGGCAGCGAAGTCAACCTGAAGTGCTTCAAGAACAAGTGGAGCGGCGACAAGTTCGGCGGCTCGACGCGCGAGGTGAAGCTGTACCTCGTCAACGGCCGCGGCTTCGACCTCGTCCACTCCGACGCGGAGTTCCTGATCAAGCACCCGTGCAGCCCGTTCGCGGAGAAGTTCAACCTCTTCGACAAGGCGCAGATCCCGACGCGCACGTCCGCCGGCATCAAGTGCACGCTCCTCTCCGACAAGTCGTTCAGGAGCGAGGAGGACTTCATGCGCGCGTTCTACGCCAACGAGGACCTTCTCATGTGCTGCCGCCAGGCGCTCAGGCTCAGGGGCTTCGGGTTCGACTTCGAGACCTCGTGGAAGAACAAGGAGGCCGAGGGCGAGACAGGCGAACCGCAGCAGGAGCCCGCGCAGGAGGCCGCAGAATGAAGTGGCTTCTTGCGATCGCGGCCGCCCTTCTGGCCGCGGGGTGCGCGTCTACGTACGACGTCGGCATGGTCCGTGACGACGTCCGGAACGGCGACAAGGCGCTCTGGCGCTACCAGAAGGAGCAGGACGAGCGGATCCTTGTGCTCGAGAAGAGGGTCTACCACCTCGAGCGCGGGGAGCTGCTGGACCACCCGGCAAGGGACCGCAACAACAAGGAGGCGAAATGAGCGACAAGACATTCTGGCTCGCGATAGTCTGCTCGGTGCTGGCGATGATCACGACGATCTCGGTTACCGCGATCGTCGTCGACGGCTACCGCGACTGCCAGTACATCAAGGCCGGCTACACGCGCAAGACGCTCCAGGGCTACGACTGGCCCCAGTGGGTCAAGGAAAGCCCCGGTGACTGCAGCAAGAATGCGCAGGTTCCTGGACTCGACCCGCGCAACTGGATCGTCTCCGGGCCCGTGCCGCTCAGCAACACAACAAGGGGCGACAGATGACACAGTACATAGTGCAGCGGCACTACACCGAGTCGGCGGACCCGGACGAGCTAAGCCTGTGGAACGACCTCGAGTCGGCCAAGCGGGAGTACGAGGCCAAGCTGGAGGCGTACCGCCGCATCGGCTGCCCGGAGCTGGAGGACCGCAGGGTCGAGCTTACCCAGAACCCGGGAGGGGTTTATGCCCGCGCCGTGTTCCGGAACGAGGACGAGTCGCTCACGGTGTTCGTCCTCAACTCGGTAAAGGCGGAGCCCCAATGAGCTGGACCGACATCAAGCGCAAGTACGAGGAAGGCGGAGCCGACGCCACCCAGAGCACGGAGGACATGGCCGCAAGGCGCATCCTCCGCGCCCTCGGGCTTTCCGAGAAGGCCCTGCCCTCGTGGGAGCGCAGGCTCGGCCTCGACACGCTCAGGCAGGACGACACGACCCTCTACGAGCGGGCATGCGCGGTCGCGCAGCGCAGCGGATGCCAGGCCCTGTGGCCGCTCGCCCCGCTCCGCGACGTGAAGAACGCGCAGGAGGCCGAGGACGCCGCGATCGAACTGTCCGAGCAGTTGCGCCCGTGCCCGGCCCTGCGGCCGGTGGCGGTCGTGTACCGCGTCAAGGACACGCAGGAGCTGCGCGTAAAGGTATGGCTGGGGGGAGTCGACCTGCTCGACCTCTGCCGGATCCCGCTTCCGTGCAAGCTGTACAGGAGCCGCGACCAGTCGTGCGTGATGGCCGACTGCGACGCGGAGGTATTCTACAAGAGCCTTGCGAAAGGAGGCCCGAAGTGGACGAGTTCATAGACGAGCCGCAGCGGACTCCGGCGCAGCTCCGCGAGTCGCTGGAGAACATCGACCGGCAGCTGATCGAGGTGGAGGCCGAGAAGAAGGCGTCCGCCAAGGCGTACAACGAGCGCATCAAGGACCTGAAGGCCGAGCGCGACGCGATCATCGAGCAACTGGGGCAATAGCATGGACTACGAAGACCTTCCAAGACTGACGGACGGCAGGATAAAGTTCCGCAAGGTGCAGCCGGACCCCGCACTTCCGGGCAACATCGTGCCGTGCCTCATGTGCGGGAAACCGTACCTGATGCCGTACTTCGTAGGCACTCCCGACCAGCTGTGCGGGGAGTGCATGAAGACGTACGCAGACACCGCGAAGGTCATCTGCAGGAAATGCAAGGCGGTCATCTGCCGCCTCAAGCCGAAGATGCTGGCGAGCGGATTCTACATCCGCCCGCACAGCATTCTTCACGTCGAGGCGTGCGGCATCTGCCGTCCCGGGCTCAAGGAGAGCGTGATACAGGAGATCGAGGAATGGGAGAGAGCGAGAGGACGGGGCAGGATAATCCTGCCGCCGAGGTGACCGAAACCGTGTTCGCGCGCCTATGCCGCGACCCCGAGACGCTTGCACGCGCCTTTGCGTTCAACGAGGCGTGCGACATGTGTTCGTACGCCGAAGCGATCGACAAGTGCAACATGGAGTTCGACGGCGGCAAGGCGTGCGTGCGCGGTATACTGGAGTTTCTGATGTCTAACTATGTGGAGAACGCCGATGGAACCATCTACGCTGCAAAATGTGCTGGTGGAGCGGGCAAAGCTTGCGGAGTCTGTCGTACGGCTAGTGGGGGAGAGCCACTTCCCGTACACCCATCCGGAGTGCCTGCACCAGGCGTGGCTGACTCCGGAGCGGCTGATTGCCGCTGCGGCAAGCACGGCGTCTGTGGATCCGAACCCGTTCGCCCCGGGGCCGGCTGGTGGTCTCCGTTTGTGGGACACGGTGGGCGCCCCGACCCCGTGGACGGAGTTCAGGACGATGCCTCCGCAGCGGATACCAGCGTTCCGGAAGACAAACACGACGTGGCTAAACGAGACCGTTCCGGCGTTCTACCGCGTCGGAATGCCGGTGGACGGGGTAGTCGTGCGAAGGCCGCAAAGCCCCGCCATCGTGGACCTCATGTCGGAAAGGTGGGGGTGGCGGCTGCTGGAGGCGGCCCACGCCCTCGCCCACAGGGCGGAGGTGCAGGCAAAGTTCCGCCCGCAGGCGATGGGCCTGTACGGAAGCCTCACGATAAACTGGGTCGCAAGGCTGGCGGCGGCGATACGGTATGACCTGCCGGTCGACGTGTCTGGCGAACCGCCGCCGCTTAGGCCGGCCGAGGCAGCACAGTCAAACGACGGGTTCCTGCGGTACGGGATCTCCATCTGCGACTCTAACAGCTTCCACGCCCCGTTTGTGCGCGTGCCGTGCCTCAACATGCGGGCACCGGTCCCGGACAGGGACCTGTGCTTCCTCGCGGCGGGTGTGTACATCGAACCGCACCCGAAGGGGTTCACCGACGGGACCGGCAAGTGGATGGAAGTCAACCGCTGGTCGTGCTCGCCGACCATGGTGTCGCTCGCGGGCTGGGAGCTCGCGGACGTTGTCCTCAGGCAGCAGCCGAGCGCCATGGACGTCTGGTCGCAGCCGGAGTTCGTCGTGGCAGCCCCCGCGCTCATGCCGTGGGATTCGCTGCCGGCGTATATCGAAGCCGCGAAAGCCGCCCGCGGCGAGGCAGTCGCCGACAACGTGCGATACTGGCACGTGCTGGACTGGCTCGGCAGCCAGGAGATGCGAGACCTCGTCGCGTCGTCTCCCCCGCTGCCGTGCCGCGAGTGCCTGCGCCTCAACATGCGGGCAGAAGGAGCCCCGGGCAGGCCGCAGTCGCGTCCGCCGAAAGAGAAGCCGAACAAGAAGTCCCAGTACCTGACGCGCGAGGAGCGCGAATGGCTCGACTGGGACGAGCGCATCGACTCCGTGTTCACGATGGTCGAGAAGGCCACCGTCTACTACGAGGCGCGCCTGTGGGGCTCTACGGAGGCCAAGCGCAGGCGCCGCGCGAGAAGCGCCGCGGCCCACCGCCGCAAGGCCATGCTCGCCCGCGCCGCGTCCCTTGAGAAACGTGCGATGGCCGCCATGAGGGGCGGAAAGCCGACAAAAGCCAAACTCATGTTCGCCGAAGTCCGAGCGTTGCGTGAGTCTGCGAGAAATGGTATAATGCCAACCAATGAAAAAGAAACCCAAAAAGACGAAGCGCAAACGGCTGGAGCCGTTGGCGCGGATCCGGAGACGGCTAATGCGCCTCTGGACGGCGCGGGTGGGCGATGAGTGGGGGCACAAGTGCGCCGTGTGCGGAAGCGAAAGCACGCCGAACGCGCACCACCTCGAGAACCGCAACACCTGCAGGGCGCTGAGGTACGACCCGATGAACGGCGTGCTCCTGTGCCCGAGCCACCACAAGTTCGGCAAGGACTCCGCACACAAGGGCGGAATCTGGTTCGCCGACTGGCTCCGCAGGAAGCACCCCGGGCAGCTGGAATACGTGCTGGCGCACAGGAACGACGACATCAACCTGAACGACCGCGCGACGCTCGCCAAGATCGAGGCGTACCTGCGGGCACCATGCCACATGGAGACGCCTCTGGGCCCATTCGTGACGCTGGCCATGGCGCTGTCGCTGGGTTCGGACCCGGAACCACCGCAGCCCGCGCCAGAGCCGGCGCCTGAGCAGCCTGTACAGTCCGAACAGCAGGAACAACCACAAAAAGAAGGGACCAACGATGAAGGTAACGCCACTGGTAACAGCTGACCTCGACGAGTACCCTGAGCTGCGGACGCTCATCGGTGCCGTCCACAAGCCGCTCATAGACCTGATGTGCGTCGGGGGAATCATGTCCGTACGCCGCCTGCACAAGATCGGCGTATTTGACCACCCGTACAGCAAGGACATTGTCGTCCCTATGGACATACCAGGATTTCCGCAGGCGGTAATGGCTGCGCAGTATGCCATGGGCAAGGCGATACTCGACTACCTCGAAGCGGTCGGAATCGGAGGGCTCACCATCGACGCCACCGACGAAGACCGTGCCGCTATCGCGCGCATCTGGATGCCGCAGGGCTGCAAGGTGAAGCAGCAAGCGCCGGCTAAGCCTGCCGAGCGGCCAAAGGCGCCAGCCGCTGGCGGTGCGGTCGCAAAGGCGCCGGATGCGCCGGATGCGCCTGATGCACCTGATGCGCCTGAACCGGCGGTGGAGCCGGCAAAAGCACCAGAGCAGGAGTCGGATGCCGCGCCAAGCCAAGAGCATACGCGCAAACCAAAACCCAAACCGGCAGACGACGACAATGGGCGCCCCGCGGCCACCAGCAACGAAAGCAAGGAGAACGCAAATGACTGAACCTCAACCCGCACAGCCACAGGAAAAACAGGCGCCGCAGTCTGGGGCCCAGGCTATCAACGCAAAGCTCATGTACGAAATCGTGGCTGACGCGATGCCGCTTGAAGGCCGCGACTACACCATAGACGTAGTGCAGAAAGACGGCGGCACCCGCCTGATGATAACCCCGCTGACCGCCATAGGCAAGACGTTTGTCCCCATCATCGTCTCGCGGCTCTCTAGCCCGATGGGACAGTCCGGCGTCATTGTCGAGGGTGCCGGCGTCGCCGCACAGGAGGTCGTGACGGTCAAGAGTCTCCGGGCCAAGGTAGAGGCAGAAGCCGCTGCTGCGAGAAAAGCAAAGATCCGGGATGCCGAGGCTGACGCGAAGGCAAGGTACGAGGCGTCACAGATTGCACGCCGCGAACGGGTAACCCGTAACGGTGCGACATCGCCTGCAACGCAGGAAGAGCTGGCGGCGGAGCGGGAGCTAAAGAAAGCGACGGAGTTGCTTGACAGGCTGCGCAGGATAGACGCGCGAGTCGACAAGCTGCGGGTGGCCGTAGACAATGCAGCTCGTGCCGCGGCGGACAATGACGCCAAGGCCGGGAAGTCGTGGGCGGTCGACATGAACGCACCCCTAACGAGCCAGTTCGACAGGCAAGACGTCATCGCGAAGCTCTCCGAGAAGGAGAAACTCATAGCCGGAATGGCAGAACACGCAGTAGACGAGGACTACCTCGGAAGACGTGCCGTCAACATTGCGAAACAGTACATCATACCCAAAAAATAAGGAGATACCATGGAAGAGCAAAAAGAGAACGTGCCAATGCAGGAACCCCAGCAGGAACCCCAGCAGGAACCCAAGCAGGAGCCCAAGCAGGAACCCAAGCAGGAACCCAAGCAGGAACCCCAGCAGGAGCCGCCGTCAGCTAACGCGCGCCCGGCGCAGCCCAACAGGAACGTTACGCTTGCCGTGACGCTCAACGGCGAGACCACGAACAAGGAGGTGGCATTCAACACTCCGGCCCTGCTCAAGCAGGTACAGGAGCTTGACGATGCCGCTGTCGTCATGATCACGGCGCAGCCCCCGCAAGAAGGCATGGACCCCGAGGTGCTGCTGCAGGGGACCAAGAAGGAGGCCGTGGCCGCGCTCGAGAAGTCGGTCGTCAAGCCTGAGCACATCGTGGCGCAGTTCCAGCACCTCGTGCGGTTCCTCGTCGACCACAGCACCCTCAAAGCAGTAGGTGTCGAGCTCATCTGCACGGACGGGAACGGCGACACGGCCGGAGCCGGTTTTGTCTCTACGACCCCCGACTGCACTACCGCGCAGGCTGTCGCGCTCGTTAACTGCGGCGACGCGAACCTGGACGAGTTCGTCACGAAGGCAAAGCTCAGCATACCTGGGCGCAACGGCACGACCGACAAGGGGAAGATCATCACGCCGACTGCCGAAGAGGTCCGCAAGCTCGGGTAGCGCGAGATGAAATACCTCGTCTCAATCCCGCGCGAGCGGGAAGAAGACAAGCGGTGGACGACGCGGCGAGAGCCCGTCGTCCCCTGCTTTCCGAGCCAGCATACGGGGGCGTTCCTAGCCGTCCCGTCGTTCCTGCTCGCGGACATGGCCGAGGTCGTCGAGACCGACGCAGATGCCGACGAGCTGGCTGCGGCGCTTGCCAAGGAGTACCCCGGCCTGCCGCGAAAGCTGCACGAGAACTACGTATTTGCCGTGTGGAAGGCCGTTGTCGACGCCCAGATCGGTACGAGATACAGGGTCATAGTGAACCAAAGGCAGGCGCTGTTGGTCAACGTAAAAACCGGCGACAGCAAATCACTCTGGGAGGAGCAGCCGCTGACATGAAGAAGTGCCGCCTAAAGTGCCTCTGCATCGACTGCTCGATCAGGGATACGTGCCCGATCGCCGTACGGCGAGACAAGCGGGCGCGTCGGCCGATGGCCGACAGCGCGAGCCGCGGGCTCATGGAGCGGGCTGCGGCCGTGCTGGAGACCGGGTGGTACTCATGCCGCGCGCTCGGGGTGGCCCTCTACGGAGACCCGGGCGGCGGAAAAAAGGAAAGGATGGCAGCAATGGTGAAGGCGAGGAGACCGCTCAACAAGTTCGGCAG